CATTAACTAAAAGCAAACAAGCAGGTAAGAAAGTAGAGCAGGTTCCTTGTGCGGATAAATCTACTTTAGAGCAAGCACTAGCGGGGGTATCTGATGACACTTGGATGTCACCTTTTCTTACTCAGATGCTAATAAGTAATGAGCTAGAATTAGTAGTAGAGCAAGCTGAGGATTTAATACGAGCAGAATGTGGTGGAGGTAATACCGGTTTAGAGGAAGTTAAAGCGTTATTAGCTGGAGTAGAGTCAGGACAGCAGGGACCAAAAGGAGACACCGGAGACACTGGTCCTCAAGGTGAACAAGGTATTCAAGGAGAGACTGGTCCGGAAGGCCCTCCGGGGCCACAAGGTATACAAGGCGAGCAAGGCCCACAAGGTGAGCAAGGTATTCAAGGAGATACTGGTCCTCAAGGCGAGCAAGGCCCACAAGGTGAACAAGGCATCCAAGGGGAGCAGGGAGAGCAAGGCCCACAAGGTGAGCAAGGTATTCAAGGAGAGACTGGTCCACAAGGGGAGCAAGGTATTCAAGGTGAGCAAGGTATTCAAGGCGAACAGGGTATTCAAGGCGAACAGGGTATTCAGGGAGAGGAAGGCCCAGAAGGTCCTCAAGGCCCACAAGGCATACAAGGAGAGCAAGGGCCGGAAGGCCCTGAAGGACCAGCCCCAAGTACTGACGACTTTGTAACGACAGATACAGGCCAGACCATCACAGGGCTAAAAAGGTTCTCTCAAGCGAATCAAAACACAGGCAATTTCATCGAGCTTTATAACGACGATAATGATCAGCTTCTCGGGTTACGAGCCGGGAACACTGGGCATCTCTCCTTTTTTAGCAATAGCGATCATATCGCACAGTTGTCTCCTGTAGGGCTGCGTATAGGTAACGGATCTTTTGGTAGCCCTCAAGCGTCTTTCCACGGGCAAGTAGCCGGAGCTACCGATGCTGGGTTCTTTTTTGAGGGGAGTGGCACTACACGCCTTGTCATGAGAGGTAGCGGGTTTTCTAATGGGGCAGAGATAGAAACTCCAAATGGACCGCTAGTACTGACTACGAATAATTTTGTCTTAGACGCATCGGGGAGAGCAGACCTTAGCGCGGACGATGGAGTAAGCATACTTTCTTCTGATTTTAGTGTAGGACAGTTTAGTGCGACAGGGTTGGGTAACGGGCAGTACTTTAACCAGATCTCATTATCCAGTAGTAGGAATAATGTTAATAGCCGTACTCATGTGGCGTTCTATAATCCTAACGGACTAGTCGGGCAGATTAGAACCAGCGGCTCATCCACTGCTTACGATACATCCTCTGATTACCGCCTAAAAGAGAATGAGCGACCCATTGAAAACGCGATTGAACGATTCAAACAAATTCAATTTTATGATTTCAATTTCATAGCGGACAAGGAAGAAACGCTTTCAGGTGTATTTGCGCATGAATTGCAAGAAGTAGTCCCTAGCGCAGTATCGGGCGAGAAGGACGGCGAGGAGATGCAGGCGGTTGACTACTCTAAGATAGTGCCTCTAATGGGAGCGGCCTTACAGAAGCTTACAGATAAGGTTGAATCTTTGGAAGCGGAGGTTCGAGCCCTAAAAGCAGCTAGGAGCTGAAAAGCATGAATAAACTGATAGTTATAGAGATAAGCACCTTATTTTACGTCTATCAGTAGTAAATGGTATGTAGTATTATATGGTTATTATTTAAACAAATAGAGGGACTGTTATGTTTGACTTTATATTTAAATCGTTTGGTTCTATTAAGGACTTCTTTATTAACCAGTACGCTAAGAATTTACTAGAGCACGGGCTTACTGTAGTTGGTGGGTACTTGGTACTAAATGGTGTACTCACAGAAGAGCAAGCAGTTGAATGGGTCCAGTATACAGTAGGTGCTGGAGTATTCGGTCTCGGTTTACTACTTAGCCTAGTAGATAGAATGAGATCCGTGTCTGATGCTAAAGAGGTAAAAGAACTTAGATACCTTAATTCATCTTTACGTAGTACTTTAAATAACCAGGCAACTGCTAAGTGTGACAACGTAAGTGAGCAAGGCAGAATACCAGTACAGAATAAGAGGCGTAGATAATATCTATTAATTTGGTGGAGAGTTCTAAATGGCATGTAGCAAGTGTGGTAACTCAAGTAAATCTCTAGGAGCATCGTCTTCTTGTGGTACCGGGTGTGGCTGTGCTCCTAAAGCACATACTACTCCTCAACCTTACTATGCGTGTGCTGAAGCATGTGAAGAGGACCATACAAAAGAAATACTTGTTCCTCAGTTTAATACCAAGATAGATATTAATAACAGTTGGAATATTCCTGAATGCGGTAGTACAGCCATACTTGCTATAAGTCACTTAAACCAAGTCTTAGTAGGTGGATACTTATGGAACCCTAATTACGGTTACTTTAGGGTAGAAGGGTTTGACAGGGAGACAGGGCAGCTTACTGTACTAAATCAATGTAACTCAGTTAATGAGTCTCCCGGTACAACCGTACCGGCATGTACTGGGTTCATTATAACACCAGCACCATCAGATGCTCTAAGTAGTCAGTCTACTTTATTTCCTTATGTTGCTATTGATTTTACTGCTCCGAACGAGGATAGCCCACTTCTAATTACTGTTACTACTGTTAACGGGCTTGCAGTCGGAAAGAATGTACAGATTGGAAGTGGCACATATCAGATAGTTAGTATTCCCGATGCAGACACTATCGAGATTGAAAATAATGGAGCAGGTATTGTTCCAGGTACTTCTGTTATAGCTAAGAACTCAGCCGGAGAGTTTCAATATCCAATTATTTTAATTGATGCTAACCAGTGTACTAACCCGGCTTCAAGTGTAGGTTCCTTGCTTGTATGTAAGGATGGGGTAACACAGCCGCTATCTGGAATGACAATAGGATCTATTCCTGTATTGCAAGACCCTGACACAAATGAAGTAGAGTATGAAGTTTTAGAATTACCTACTAGAACATGCTCTACTATTCTGTGCTGCTTTACCTTAAGTGAAGGAGAGGACACGTATACGATTAATGTGTTCGACTCTAGTGAGTTTGAGGTAGGAGATAACCTACAGCTAGGAAGCCGGACTGATAGGTACGAAGTAACTGCTATTCCAGACGGTACACACCTTACAATCCAGAGAGATGAAGAAGCAGAAGAGGTAGAGGATATTCCACCAGGAACAAGTATCTGTCTTGTTGGGTGCTGTGAGCAGGTAGGTGACCAGCTTCAAGACATTCTAGATGAGTTCGGAGGAGAGCTCACTCCATGTAGTGACTTTGAAAATGTTCGCATTAATGGGCTAATTGAACCAGATATCGTTACTGGCACTCTAAACAGTGGAACTCCCATGATAGGCTCAGAATCTACTGACCTTGTTATAGAGAACACATCAGAGTGTAGGCCTATGCTTGTAGGGCTAAGCTCACGGCATCAAATAGCAGGCCAAACAATAAACGCTAACTCTTCTGATCTTAATGTTCAGTTGTCAGCCCTTCTTAGTGTTGATGGCGGCTCTTATACTACGATAGGTACCTTCCAGGAGCATGTGTATAATAGAACTAATGCTGCAAAAGTTTGGAGCATGTATAAGCCAATACTCTCTCATTTTGTTATTCCTGCGGGAGAAACTAGAACGTATCGGTTTAGGACCGAGATAGCTTGGTTAGGCGGCGGGGGGTCTTCTGTGGATATATCCGGGCTGCAATGTCCGGGCTCTTACTTTGGGATAGCAATCTAATGAGCCAGAATGTAGTTGACGGTTCTATAGATTTTTCTATGGGCCAAAACTCATCTCTTAATCCAGATAAAATAGACCCTAGGTCGTACTTTCTAGGGGTTAATACTATAGCTAACAGGGGGGATGTAGGTCCTCGCTGGGGCTGGAGGCAGATAGATTTAAGGTTCCCAGAAGGTGGGGTTACCTTACCTAACAATATTGTAAAAAGTTATGAAGCCATATTTAAGTCAGGAAGGTTTCAAGGTGCTACTTATTACAATATAGGAGAGGAGAAGTACTTTATAGTTGTAGTTTCCGGAATAATATATTTAATAAATAGACGGACAAGGCAGATAATAATACTGGAATTAGCCGATGAGTCTTACATAAATGAAAATGCTAGTAGAGTAGATATAACCGTAGCAGAGAAGTACGTAGTAATTCACGATTGGCCAAACTATCCAGTTATAATTGACGGGCTAGAAGCAAGAAGAGCAGATCCAGATGAAGATGAAGTACCAGTATCGGTTCTTAGCTCTTATAATCAAAACAGATTAATCATCTCTAATGCAGGTAGTGAGTTTACTGCTGGTGACCCAGTAGGGAGCTTAGCTGCTCCTAATGCTCCTATTACTTTTCAAGAGTTTCTGGTTTCTGGTACAGAGTTTACAGGACAAATATTCCAACTACCTACTGAGTACTCTAACCAACCTATTACAGGTATGACCTTCTTACCTATTACAGATACCAGTACTGGTGTAGGCCCTCTACTGGTTTCTACAGAAAGTAGGATATTTACATACTCTACTCAGCAGCCTAGAGAGACGTGGGAAGCAGGTCAGTTTGGTACATTGCTGATAGGTAATTCCGGGTTTGCCGGTCCTAGAGCGTTTACTTCTGTTAACTCTGATATCTTCTATATATCAGGGGATGGGCAGGTCAGAACAGTAGCTATGTCTCGCAATGAGTTTAACCAATGGGCTTCTGTTCCTATCTCTAACGAGGTAGCTAGATGGATAAAGTTTTGGGATAAAGATTTAGTTTATTTTTCTTCTGTAGCCTACTTTAATAATAGAGTGTTCTTTACAGTCAATCCTTTTAGGACTCCGGTGTCTACGATACGTGGTTTATCTGTTAGTGATTATGCTCATGGTGGAATGGTTGTGTTGAGTTTGGATAATATATCTGCTTTTGGGCAGGCAGGTACTCCTGCTTGGGATGGGCTATGGACTGGAATTTATCCTACTCAGTTACTGTCAGATGACGTTAGCTTATATGCTTTCGCTAAGAACAATCAAAGAATTAATGCTTTATACGAGTGTACTCCAGATGAGTCAGTAGACGTTGTAGACGGCAGGGAGAGAGATGTTAGATCAGTTCTAGTAACAAGAGAGTACAGCTTTGAAGCGCCGCTTCAGAATAAGAAGATACGTAATATTGATTTAGCGCTAGAAGATGTAGCTGGTGATTTTGAGATACAAGTTGAATGGAAGCCTGCTCAGGCATCTCTTTTTTTAAAGTGGAGAAAGTTTTGTCATAAGACTATATGGAATACAGTTAAAGTCCCTACACTTGCTCAGGTAAGTGGGTTTGCTAGTCATAGTTTTAGGGAGCTAAATTTAGGAACCCCTAATGAGCATGAGTGCAGTCCTATTACAGATGATTACTACACTTCTTTTAGGAGGATTCAGTTTCGACTTACAATGAAAGGAAGGTCATGGTCTATTAGAGCACTAAAAATAATGGGAACAATAGATATGGAAAACGAGACTGAAAGTGTATGTATGGTAGATGGGGAGTGCCCTTTTCCTGTTAAAGAGATATTAAATGATGTATTTAAGTATTGGGCTGAGGGGGAGGTAGACTTATGCCAGGAAGATTAGAAAATAAAGTTAGGGCAAGGTTAGAGGTAGATGGGTTACCAGATAATCTAAACTTTACAACCTTAAAGAACTTCTTTGAGCTGCTTCAGAAGCACGTTATAGTAGAGATACCCGATGCTATATCTAACGTGGTCATTTCTAATATTCAGCCGCTAGATAACCAGAGAGACGCTCTGTGGTTCCGTAGAAGTAATTCTGGTTCATTTCTAGGGGCTTACGTGTACTCTCAGGGAAAGTGGCAACAGTTTTTCCCTGCTCCAGAGGCTATTTACTGGATGTATGGAGACAGCCGGGATGTACCTGAAGGGTACTCTTTAGTGACTATTGATACTCCCCAGATGGGAACCAGCACTAAAGAGTGGATTATTAACCAGTATAAGGAGCATGAATCAGAGGAGTATTTTACCTATTTTGCCACTATCTTCGTTGGGTTATAATAGTAGGTAAGATAAATCTTTCTTTTAGGGGGTATGATTATGATGAAGTTTAACGAGCAGACTCAGCTGCAAAAGATGCGTGGAGTATTTGCTCCTGGTCCGTCTTTTAAGAATCCTAATTTAAGTCCTAGTATGACTTTTGTAGATGGGGTTCATAAACAGGTAACGGCAAAGCAACAGGTAGGACCTTATAAGTCTATGCCTTTTAAAGACCCTTGGGGCAAACACCGGTAAGAACCGGTAACAGGTACTGATTATATATTTAAATAGTGGAGGAAACTATGGCTTTAAATACTTTAAACCTTTGTAGTACCGGAAAGGCATCTACTAGGGATGGGCATTCTGGTGAGTTCGCTCACATCATGCTTCCATTCTATACCGAGAGTGACGGCTTCTGGTTTGCTAACGGCCAGCTAGCTTCTTTTCCCGGTGCAGAAGCTCCCCAGTTTACTGGTAGGAATCTACACGGAAGAAAGAAAGCTAACACGTACAGAAAAGATTGTTGTTCTTGTCTTGGTAGCTAAATGGGCTGCCCTACTTGTGGTAAGCGTTATCGCGGTACGTCCTCTCAGAAAGTGAGAACAGGTAGAACTGTACCTACTTCTGGGAGGCGTAAATCGCTACTTAAAAAAGCAGTGCGTGGTGTCGTTAAGTACGAAGAATCTACAGATAAAAATGAGCAGACTGAAGAACCAGTCAGCAATACCAATGAGAAGTAACTATGCCTCTTACTTACGGGGAAGCAAAAAAGTACATAGCCCAGTATGCTGGCAAGGGCGGCAAATGTCCTGACAGTCCGGAAGTGGACATGTTCTTACGTGAAGTTCTTCAAGTTCTACTATTTTCAGGTCAATACGGTAACAAAAGAAAATTCTGCTTTCATGCGGTTAAGGGGTGCTTTACGGTCCCTTACGAGTTAGAGCACCCACTAGAAGTTAAGATTGATAATAATGCTGGTACCGTCTGGAACAAGTGGTTCGAGTGGTACAACACTACTTCTTTATCAGACTGTGTTCCAGCAGCCGACGCTCTCTTTGAAGACCCAAATACATATCCAACAGCATACGAAGGACCAAAAGGTGGGTATAGAGTAGGAGTACTCGGTACCTGCAAAGAGGATGAGGATGCTCACGTTATTATAAGTGGAACTGATAGGACCGGCAGAGAGATATTTACAAAACATGATGGAGAGCTTCTGTCTGGAGAGCGTCTCCGTATAGAGAACGGTAAGCTACGATATACAACTATAGACTTCGCTAAGGTTACAGGTGTTTCAAAGACAATTACTAAAGGGTATGTTCCTCTGTATTGGGTTAATCCACAGAGCAATGTGAAGGGGTTTCTTTCTGACTACTCGCCTATAGAACAGAACCCATCATATAGAAGATTTAACTTAACAATGAAGTGTTCTGATGTTGCTAAGGTTTCCATTCTAGGAAAGATTAGAATAAAAGAAGCATACGCTGAGAATGACCACATACCATTTGATAACTTATTTGCTCTAAGAACTGCCGCTCAGTCTGTTAACTCCCACTACAATAACGCTATGGATGTAGCACAGGCAAAAGAGGTAACACTAAACAACATAATCACAAGAGAGAATGAGTATAAGAAGATACAAACTGGTACTCCAGTTAAAGTTATGAAGCCAACTAGTGCTGGTAGGATTAGAAATATAAATAGGGGTCGTAGGTAATGGCTGAGAGAGTTCTATATAAACCAGTAAGTCAGGGCCAGTTAAATGCTGGTGGCTTAAGTTTTATGCTCCCTAACAGCGGGGCATATAGTGGGGTATCGCTATATAGAGGGGACGAACGGATAACTGACCTTACCAGATCGCCTTATCACTCAAGCGACGGTGTTAAGTTCTACTCACATAAACCAGGCGGGTCATTCGGGGATGACCTAACAGCGCGAGTCACACTAGAAGATGGAACAGTCCAAGAGTACGCCATACCAAGAGGAGCACAGCGGTATGAGGGCCCTATGGGAGAGGAGCTAGCAGAAAGCTCTAAGGGCATGGGTGGCGGCGGTGGAGGCGGTGGGGGTAGATTTACTCCCGGCCAGCAAGGGCACGGATTCTATCCAGCATACATGGGTGGTTCGTTTCCAGACCCGTTTATGGTTGACTTTGAAGGTATGGAGTCTGCTCCTTTTAACTTTACAGACCCGATGGAGTTTGCCAAAGAGTACGGAGAGTTTAACAGAGGAGAGTATGCTAAGAACTTTGAGCAGTCTCAACAATTCGCACTGGAAGCTCTTAGAACAGAGATGGCCGGTCTTCAAGAGTTTGCTCCAGCTGCTCAAGCGTTAAAGCATGAGATGCTCTCTCTTGATAACGTCAGAAATCAAGACATGAGAACAGCTCAGCTTGACCAGGCCATGCCCGGAATGAGAGGAGCGTTGCGTGGCCAGACTGATAGAGCTCAAGCGTTTGCAGAAGGAAGACTTCCTGAAGGAATGAGTGATAGGGCTTTTGAGCTTGGGGTACGGTCTGCTTCTGCTGACAGGTCAGCTGCTGGAGGGTTCGGAGAGAGGAGTTCTGTTGCTAGGTCTGGAAGTGACTTAATGTCTGTTAGAGAACGTATCGGTCTGTCTCAATACGGAGATCAATTACTAACCAGTAACTCTCAGCTACGTCAAGGAATGGAGCTTGCTCCGACTCAATATTCTGATGCCGGTGCTCAGATTCAAGCCAGACCAGAAGTAGGAGCTGCACGACTTGCAAGCCAAACTTTAAACGAACTAAATGCTCTAACAACTACCCCTACTACAGCGGCAATGTCTACTAAAATTGGACAAGAGCAGTTTGGTACACAGCTTGAGCAACGCACAAGAGAGTTTAATGCAACCAATAGCTTTAAAGCTGCTTTAACTAATCAAGCTGTAGCTAACCAGTTTGGTATGGCCAAGTTCGGGTATGATGTAAGTTTTGCCGGAGCAGTAGCAGGTGCCCACCAGACAGATTACAACACCGAGATGGCTATCCAGCAACAAGAGCTTGCACAGCAAATATATCAAGACCATTTTGACCAGGCACAAGATGCCGGTACAGCTGGTTCTATAGCTTCTGGTGTAGGTGCTATCGGAGGAATATTAGATGTAATCAGTGATGTAGCAGGTACAGTAGACGACATAATAAGTGGAGACGAGGATGAAGAGGTAGCTGAGGATGTAGTAGATGATGGTGGTGGTGATGGGGGAGGAGTAGAAACTCCAGCTCGTGGTCCTTCACATATGCCTTCTGGTCCTGAGACTCCTTCTGGTCCACCACCTATGGCAGGAGAATCAGCACCAGAAGCAGTAGATGTACCAGCTGGAGTAGCTGTTCCTGATACTCATACTCCGGTAGGTACTAATGTAGATGGCAGTATTCATGCCGTACCAAGATCACGAGTAGCATCTGAAGCTCGTTCTTTTAATGCAGACACTGGAGCTAATATTAATCCAGAGGGAAATGCCCAGACTACTAGAGCATTGATGACCGCTAACGGTATAACAATGAAAGCAGCTGGTATTTCTAATAGGCCTAAAGAAGGCTACGAGAAAGTAGGGTACGACCGTCAAGGAGCTGCTGTATACTCTAATACCAGAATGCGTAATGACCAAAACTCACGAGCAGGAGAATCAACTGTAGATGGTATTGCAAGAGTGCTAGACCCGTTTGGTGTTATGTCTGCTGAGGACAAAACAACTATGCAGCAAATAGCAGCTGCTAGTAGTGATACAGCTTTTGCAGCAAGACTTACCGCTATGGCATCTGGCGGTGCAAAGCCTAAAGATTTTGTAAATACGTTACTTAATAAGTATGGGTATAAAGCATTAGACCAGTTAACAGATAGCCCAGATGACAGAGCAGGGCTTGGTGCAGCTTTTACTGCTTATAAGTTGTTTCAAAGTTGGGATAAACTTAGTAACTCTCAACGAGGACAAGCGCTAGCTTCAATGGGAATGCAGGGGTACCAGTATGCAACTGGAGAGAAGTTGGGGAGCAAAGTTATTCCTGCTACTGACCTTCCAGGTATAGAAGGTGGTGGAATGACCGTTAACCAGGCAATGGGGTTAGTAGGGTCCGGCATAAACGCATACGCATTGGCTTCAAACTGGGGCCAGATGAATGACTTAAATAGATTAGTAGGTGGAACTAACACAGTAGCTTCTATTGCTCAAACAGCTCAGCAGTTTAACCTGTTAGGTACAGGTTCTACCGGAGCAGCTGCCGCAGCAGATGCCGCAACTCTAGCAGCTAACGGGTTTACCAGTGCTCCAAACTTAGGAGTTGGGGCTATAACTGCTGACGTAGGAGCAGCTATTCCATCCGGGTACACGCAGGTAGCAACTGAAGGTGGTAAGGTCGTAGCAATGCCTGCCGGTAATGCAGCGTCATTTAGTGGGATAGTTCAAGGGGCAGCTGGAGTGGCCGGTATAGTAGGTGGAGCAATGACTATTGCAGAAAGCTGGGGTTCTGGGACTGACAGAGGAGCTTTAAACGGAGCACTAGGTGGTGCTTCACTTGCAATGGGACTATCAGCTGTAGGAGTAGGGCTTGGACCACTAGGTATAGCTGGTGTGGTTGCTTTCTCTGCTTTGTCTGGTTTGATGAAAACAGGAAAACATGAAGAGCAAGTTCACCGGGATGGCATCCGAGACCACTATGCAGGCCTGGGGTTAATTGATGAAGGGCATAACTTAACATTAGCAGATGGAACTAAGTTCTTCTTAGGGTCTGATGGTAGTGAGAATAGAGGAGTTCACAGCTTTACTAACCTAGATAGAGTTGCAAAAGGTCAAGAAAATATAAATGCAGAAGGAGGTCTCCATAGTTACGATATAGATTACACAAACGACTTAGACTTCTTTAGCGGGATGAGTGGTATCTCATTAAGTAGGCTTGTTGGTGGAGGGAAAAGCAAAGCTATTGATCAGATGGGTAACTATGTTGCTAACGGTGCATTGAGCAGTGTAGGTCACGGCCAAGAGATGACCAGAGAGAATTTTAGTAAAACAATGGAGAACAATAGAGCTTTCTATGCTCAAGCTGGAATTAGTAGTAAGTCGGAAGCTTATCAGCTAGCTAATATGATGTATGCTGAAGGACGAATTGACGATATGGACCTAATTAGTATGCACCAATCATTTAACATGATGTATGATGATGACGGGTATGAATTAGCTCAAACACTTGCTAAAGGAAGGTTTGAGGGTGTAGAGCTAGCAGTAGGGGCTAGTGAGATGCCGGAACGTCCTGCTCCTAGAGAGGTAGAGAACAGTCCCGCAAGGCACGAGCAAGACAAGCAAAGACAGAGAGCTCCTGGATTTTTTCATCCCGGATGGTCTACTATTGGGGACCAGGTGTCGGGAGTGCCTAGACCGCCCCAGAGACCGCAAGCTGCTCCTGGTTGGGGTGATATTCTAGGAGAGCCAGCACAGCAGCCAGGGCCAACAGAATTTGCGGCACAAGCTAACGAGAACTTACAAAACTTACCGGGAATAGGAGCGAGCGCTCAACCACCGCAGCCTGGGCCAACAGAATATGCGGCACAAGCTAACGAGAACTTTCAAAACTTACCGGGGTGGAGTGCTCTTGAAAACGTAGAGATAGGTTAAGGATGGCGTACAATATTTTCTCACAACTATCAGGTCCTCAAATTGACCAGAATTTATTTGCTAATTCAGCAGGTGCAGGTATAGCTGGCGGTACAGCTGTTCCTTCTACTACTAAAGCTATTATAGACGGTGCTATTGAGGGCATAGAGACTGGCCAGCAGATGATTCAAAACAATCAACAGATTGAGATGAATCAGCAAAAAATAGATAACATGCCTCTAGAGCGTGAGGTAGCAGAAGAGCAATTAAAAGCAGTTCAAAGACAAGAGCAGCAACAACTACAAGAGCAACAAAGAAAACAGCAGCAGGTAGAGAGAGAAAACGAGTTCTTAGGTAAGTTTCAAAACGCACAGAATAACCCAAGAGCACAAGGAACCTTGCTGATGAGTGGTGAGTATGCCGATGTTCTGTCTCGTGATCCGAGAATGTGGGAGCAGTTAAACCAGCAAGTAGCAGCCCGTGGTGGTCTAAACCAGGACGAATTAAACGGGCTAAACTATAAGTCTAGAAGACAACAGACCGTAGACCTACACCAACAGTTAATTGAAAAAGAGCTTCCTAAGCTAGAGCTTCATTCAAGAAATCTTGAGAATAACTTAGCTGCCGGAGAAGCTGCTGATAAATTAAGCGCTACAAGAGAAGATGCTTCGATGGAGGTATCATTCTCTCCAGCAGGTGCCTACCAGGTTACCCCTGAAGGTACTCGCGGTGAGTATAATACAGAACTATCTATACCTGAAGAGGGAGGAAGTTCTAGGGAATCTTTTGACATGTGGAGCTCTGATGGTAAGTACTTAGGACGTGCCAGTAAAGAAGAGAAAGCAGGAATAGAGGGTTATAGAAATAGTGCCAATCTGGTAAACGGCACAAAGATGATAACTGCTATACGCAACCTACAAAAGAAAAGTGGGTTCTCAGATACTAAAGCAGAGCAGGTAACTCAGCAAGGTCAAGGCCAGCAAGGTCAAGGCCAGCAAGCTGTTCAAGGTCAGCAGGGTGCTCAGGACCAACAAGCCCAACTACAGAACCAAACACCGAGCACCAGGAACCGTGGGAACATAAGAGGTCTTGGAAGGCTAAAGGGAGTAGCTATTGACTCAGCTGAATCTCCTTCATCTAATATGGAAGTTGCAGAAGGAGTTCGTTCTGAACTAGGACTAAGTGAGCAAGAGTATCAAGCTAATGAAGAAATTTTCTCTCAGTTTATTGATGCAGCCGGTAGGGCTGCTCTAGAGCAGCCGAATATAGTGGGCAGACTAGCCGCAGGATTCTTCGACCCCACTCCTGGAGAGGCAGAACTTAGGAGTGTTAGAAGACAAGCCGCTACTGCTATAGCAGAAGCAGAAGTTGCTAGAATACGGTCTGTTCCGGGGGGGTCTGCTATGTATAATGAGCAAGCAGTTGAAGACCACAACAGACAAGTAGATCAGTTTGAACAGGACCAGGAGTCTCCGTGGACGAGAATGGATTCAGGAACTTTATTCTTGTTAGGCACAGCTGGTAAGCTGCGAACAGAAAGAGTAGAGACACCAGCAGAGCTTTATTATGTGAGAAACAGGTCGTCATTGGACCAGAGAGTGAGAGGATTAGAAGATGGTTTGGTAAAAGAGCTGCGAGCTAATTTTAGAGCACCAGAAAGAAGAGAGCAGTTAGGTGCAGAGATACGGGGGAATTTAAGAGGCATGGCAAATGAGAGTGACTTTAAACCTAAAGTAGCGGGCTCTAACCAGCAACAAAGTGCTGCTAACCAACAAGACCAATCTCCGTTAGGGGGACAGGCAGAAGGGGGAGGAGCATCTCTTGGAGGGCCGCCAAGAAGTGCTGACCCACTAGACAACACGCCGGGTATGAGAGAGGTTAATCAGTTTATTCCTATCACTCAACAGGTTGGTGAATCCTTTGATGTAGAGCCTGCTTTGATTCAAGCAATTATATTTGCAGAGTCTACCGGTAATCCAGCAGCTGGTTCTCCAGCAGGTGCTAGAGGATTAATGCAGTTAATGCCTGGAACAGCAGCTGACATGGGAGTCGAGGACCCACTTGACCCAATACAAAATATTACAGGTGGAACCAAGTATATTAAAAAGATGCTAGAGATGTTTAACGGCGACCTGGAGCTAGCACTTGCAGCTTATAATGCAGGCCCCGGCACAGTCCAGAGGCACAAAGGAATTCCACCATACAGAGAGACTCAGAACTATGTTAAGAAGGTAATCAATGAGTACCGACGACGAACTAACTCTTAATAAAAATGACATGGCATCTGCTCTCTATCCTATATTTGAAGATAGCAGTGTATATCAACAACCAGATCTGGTTGAGTCGTCTGTTAAAGAAATTTATTCTAGTCACGCAGACCAGTGGGATGATGAAGCAAAGGAGCTCCTGGCTACAACTTATGACCAGTATAAAAAAGCAAGTAATATATCGGTTGGTGTTGACTGGTTGTCCGCTTTTCCGGCACCAGAAGAACTAAAAGATGAGTCTATTCCAAAAGAGACAAAGTTAGAACTAGTTGACCAGTGGCAAAAGGATGCTGAAGAGCACTTCTCTACATCAGGTGGAGCCGACTGGGTACTAAATTCATTAGAGTCCAGAAAAGCTATAAAGATGGCAGCTGACGGAATAAAGAGAAATGTTGCAGGCGAGGGAGTAAGTAGGGGGAAGGACTTAGCTGCCCGGATGGGACAAGCTGCTGGAACCTATATGGCTGATCTATTCGGTGCAGATGAAACATCTGATTCTATTAAAGAGTACTTTACTGAAAACCCAGAATATGATGACTCTTTTGGTAGTAAAGAGATAGAAGCTATCGGCCAAGCTGGTGGTCAGTTTGGATTACCTGTTGGACTAGCTGTTGGTACAGTCGGAGCGGTAACTGCTTTAGGTGGCGCAAAAGCTGCCGCAGTTGGGACAGCTGTATTTGTAGCAGCTCAGTCTATACTTGGTTTTGTCGGCGGGTATAAAGAAGCATACGACACTGTGTACGAAGCTACCGGTTCTGAAAACCAGGCAACTAATACTGCTATGCAGTCAGGATTTAGCACTGCCGGGATGGAAGTAGTAGTTAACTCTCTTGTAGCAAACAAGTTACTTTCTCCGTATGTTAAAGCTCTTAGCCCTACTAGAAAATCAAGACTTGCAGCCGCAGCTGTTGCAGCTGCTGAAAAGGGTAGTCTAGGTGCAGCTTCTGGTGGAGTCACTGAAGGGTTCCAAGACTTATCTACTCAATTACTTACTGGTGCTATCACAGAAGAGGATGTTAGCTGGTCTCAAGTAGGAGAATCTACATACTTAGGACTGATTTCAGACGGAACTATCAGTGGTGGAGGTGCCGGTGGAGCTACACTTATAAGACATAGAAGTAGTGTAGCAGCAGATGCTGCTCAATCTGCTACTACTCTAGAGCAGGAAGCAGCTAAACCACAGCGAGAACAAACAGCAACGGAAGAAGGGCTAGAGCGCAAAAAACAACAACCTCTATCTACTGAGGCAGAGCAAGCACTAGCTACTACTTTGCAAGATTATGCAGATGGTAACTCCGATACTGACTTAACACTAGATGGCATTAAACTAAATTCTATTCCACAGGACCTTCTAGATATACTTAACTTAGAAGCAACCTCATCTGGAGAAGGAACAGTAGTAAAGAGAGTTCCAGTAGTAAGAGGAGAATCCGGAGTGTTATCCGCTGCTTCAAAAGCTTTATCTAAAACACTTGGAACTGAAGCTGTTCAGCAAGTAGCAAGCACAGCTGTTGACACACAAGTAGACCCAGTAACTACTCCACCTACCGACCCAGTACAGGGTACACCAGAGTTATCACAGAGACAGCTTGATACAGCTCAGAGAAATCTCACACCGGAACCAGACCTGTCTCCTGCTCCAATAGAAACTACGTTGGATGCCGAGCTTCCCGGAATGATTCAGGAAATGGAAGCAAGACTAGCTGAGATACCAACTATCAATCAGCTTCAAAATAATTTGGTACAAGCAAGAAGACGGCATGAAGCCACTAAAGAACTAGTAGCTAACTCAAAGCACATGCCTAATCCTAAAATTAGAAAACTAATAGCAGAAGCTGCTGTTGGTCTACATAATGCAGAAACTGAGATGAACAGAGAAACAAACTCTGCTCACTACACCTACGCTAGAGAAGTTTTAAAAGACGAGATAGTTTACGCAAGGCGGCATCTTTCCCGGATGGACGAGTCAGGGAATAATAAAGTTACAAACTCTGAACACACTAGTATTCCGTATGTGAGAGTAGCTCCATATAAAGTCTCTCAAGCAAGGTCAAAGTCAACTAAAACTGGAGCAGAGTATACCGGAATCATTGATCCAGGGTTACGAGCTACAGTTAACTCCTGGGCTGCCGGGTTTGATTTAAAGGCTTTAGGTTTTCCAAAACTATATGTTGGAACATTCTTTGATGCTCAAAACGGTGCGTTTAATAACGCCGGTAAAGATGTTCAAGCTATGATGGAGTCTGCTAAACCTAAGCTAGAGACCAGTGAAGCAGTAGCTATTGTAGGAGATAAGAAAGCTGCAATACTTTTAAAGAGTCCTCTATTTAATCCAAAGACAGTTAAAGAAGCATCCCATGAGATGGGGCATATAGTTTTTGATACACTCTGGAATAAAAAAGCAACAGAAGACACTAAAGCTCAAGTCTATGAGGACTATCAAAACGCAAAACTAGATGCCTTAAAGCATAAGAAAGCAGCTGACGTAGCAAAAGCTCTCGGTGTTAGAGATGATATGTATGCTAGTGATACCAGAACATTTGACCAGCTAACTCTTGATGAGCAGAAGTACTTAATAGATAATGAGATTGGCTTTAGTGAATGGTTTGCTAATAAGGTCTCAGCTTATATTGTGGACCCGACTCTTGTCCCTACTAACCCGGCACAACGTCTGTATAAAATACTAGCAGATGCGTTTAAACGGATATACTCTATGGTATCTGCTCAGTTTAGAGAGCAGAGTCCTACTCTAAAGCAGTGGTTAGATGAGCAGTTTAGTATTGAGAGGGCCCGTAATACCTTCCCGGAAACCCCTAAGGTAACCAGACCACTAAATAGACCTGCCGGACAGCGAGAGATGTCAGTATCTAAAAGGTTACGCCTGGCAGATAACACACGGAGAGTAAAGGAAGGACTAAAGCATAATTACTACACACCGCTTTCACCTAAAGCTACTCTAAGAGATGTCCAAAACAGAGTAGCAGAAGACAGAATTGATTTTAATATCAACGAAGTATTAGATGAAAAGAACGGTATGCCAGCTGATATCCGTTCTCCATACGCAGTAGCAGTGCATGATACTTTGCAAAAAATGGTAGCCAAAGAGACCAACCCGGATAAGAAAGCTTTCTTAGAGGATAAGTATATATCGTTTGTTAACAACGTAGCTGAAATTGCGTTAAAGTACGGGAGATTTAATCAAGCACTGAGTCTGCTCCCTAGAATGAGTAAGAGTTCGCTTTTTCGTTCTACTAAGAATCAAGTAGAGAAAGCTTTTGAGAGAGCTAAAAAAGAACTTCCAGCTAACTACGATAAAATAATTAAAGAGGTAGTAGATGATATCCAGCCTAAGATGAAGGGCAAAGACTTGCACCTTCTACAAGAAGTAAACAGACAGCTCTTAAACAGGCTAGACGCAGAGTTAGATATCCCCACAGAAGGAGCTCTTAGGTACTTCTGGTACGGTAACTTTCTTTCCGGGTTTGATACTCAGATGGTAAATGTTGGTGCTAGTGGGATGGACCTGTTAGGCCGAACTATGGCCAGTATGATTGCTAGCCCTAGAGACATTCCGACTATTATATCTGGAACTCTTGCGGGGTTTAACAAAGCAATAACTACCGGTGAAGCTAACTTAAGAGGTATAGCTACTAGAAATGCAAGGTCAAATAAATATGGAATTGATAATGCAGCTGTAGCTCCACTAGTTAAGTGGGAAAACAGAGCACTAAGAGCTCCTATGAACGCAATGATAAAGCTCTTAGAGAAGTTTCCTTTTAGAGCACTTAGAGCTCAAGATGCTTTTATGTCTACTATAGCGTCAGAGCAGCAAGCTTATTTGATAACCGCTAGAGCATTAAGAAAGCATATAAAAGATAACGACTTAGAAGTAACAAGAGAGCAGTTTGCTCAGACTATGACTGATATGCTTTTTGATGGGCCAGAGACTATAGCTAAGCTACGAGAGCAAGCTATTGCTGAAGCAAAAGAGGTTTACGGTGATAGAGACATCTCTGATAACGCATTGGAAAACTCTGTAACTTTAAGAGTATTTGAACTAGTAGACCAGATGAGGGACCCGGAGCTAGTAAAAGAGGCTTCCAGATATGGCGACATGATAACATACACTCAAAAGCCGCAAGGAACTTTTGGTGTAATAGCTGAGTTGATGAACAAAGCTAACAGAGACCTTATAATCACACGGTATACAGTGCTTCCGTTCGTAGATGTAGTTGCAAATGTTCTCTCTAGGAGTGTGGATTATAGCCCGATAGGTGGGTTACGTGCCTGGTACGGCGGTCATTTAAGCTCTGTATACGGTAGAGATAAGACTACTTTTTCTAATCTAGAAAGAAGGCAAAGAGCAGCTGCTTCTTTTATGGGAACAGCTTCTTGGGGACTATTAATGACAGCAGCCTCTCAAGCGCTTCAAGCTTCTGAAGAAAGCGGCGAACCACCGTGGTTTGAGTGGAACGGGTATGGGCCTAAAGCAGGAAGTAGAGCTAGAGACCAGTGGCTCTCTGCCGGAAACAAGCCTTGGTCACTACGGATAGGTGATACAATTTTATCCTATAACGAGATGCCAGGTGCTCCTTTTATGGCACTTGGTGGAGCGATCATGGACCATATGCGGTACAACCAGGAATGGGATGAGATGGATCTGGCAGCTAGAGTATTACTACTTAGTAAAGATACATCTGCAAGTATTACTAACATGGGGTTCTTAAGCTCAATAAAGAACATAGGCGATATCATGGCAGGTAAGCGTGATATACTTTCCCCACTATCTACATCAGTTCAGGGACTTGTTCCAGGCCAGGGTGCTCTACGTTATATTAACAATATAATGGACCCAACTAAGGTAGACTACCGGGATGTAAAAGCGCTATTTATGGCTAACTTACCATATGCTAAAAGCTTTGTACGTCCTGAACTAAATGTCTTCGGAGAGAAGCTTCACAGACCTGGAAGATTTACAAGTTCACTTGTACCAGATCCAACTATAAAGTGGATGACTGATAGAAACTTAACTGTGGCTGGTTACGGTGGAACAGAAGTTGGAACAGGAAGGAGTTTAGATGAAAAATCTTTCTATGCAGCTATTAAAGCTGATAGAGAAAAACACCTCGGAAGGTATGCCGCCAATATACTTACAGAAGAGGAGAAGTTTGCTATTCAAGAAACATCCGGTCCGAGAATTAAAAAACGCATCCAAGCACTTATGGATAAAGGTTGGGCACCGGAGAGCTATCAATACGTAATTGATAAGATAGTTACTCAAGAAAGAAACAGAGCAAAACAAGAGATACTGGCCGGTCAGTACAGAGCAAGAAACAACTAGTCTAAGTTGAGACCTAAGTCTCTAAAGTACATCTTCTTACCATACGTTGCTATTAAAAGTGCATCGGCTATAGCGTGAGTAACCTTTACACCGAACTTTGAATATAACTGCTGTGCTCTAGCTCTTGTAATTCTCTTATCACCACCAGTTAGGCACTTCATATTTCTCTGCCACACAGATGGCGTAACTGTATCGTATGGAATGTCTAGTGCAGTTAAGAGCCCTCGGTAGAACCCATAGCTATCGCTTATCTTTGAAGTTGCTATTGAGCCTCTACCTATTCCTTCCTGCTTTCCTTTCTGGGGTAAAGCAGTGATTAGTTCTAAGTAAGCATAATCCGGGTTGCTATTCTTAATAAAGTTCTTTATATCGTGGTCTGTTTCTTTTCCTTTAACGTGACTAACCTCTAAAGAATCAGACTCTATAATTAGTAAAATTACTGCACCAGATTTTCCTGGGTCTATTCCAATTAGTTTAACCGGATAAGATATCATTCATCGTCCTCTGACAGTTTAATTAACTGTTTAATATACTTAGGTGGAAGGTCAATATACTCTACTATTGATTCAAAAGAGAAGTAAGGATAAGGACTTTTGATGATTCCTTTTAACCACTGAATTGCATCGGTCCGTATAGTAGAATCACTTGATTGTAAATCTCTCTTTGTTAGCTCCAGTATGCCGTAGAGTAAAGTCTCTTCTGGAGACAGCATTCTGTACTCTCCAAAATAAATTGTAGAGTAGTCACTAGCTATCTTACGCTCAAAGATATGATAGAAGTAGTTCTTCTTGCGCGGTTTTTTGTTTGTGTTTTGTGTCTCTTTTTCCATAGTCCATCTGACTTAAGGTAAAAAGAGTGTAGCGATTAGTTAGGTTAGAGTACAGTAAAAAGATTCTACTTTTTATTTAGGCTCAATATCATCTGGTACTTCAGGTGGGGATAAGTATAGAACTTTCTGCTCATCTTGTTTTGAGAGCCGACACTTTTTTACAACCTTATCCCATAGAGGAGCTTTTCCTTGAAACTCTGCAAGCTCGCTATAGTTTAGAGCCCAGAGCGGTACTTTTAGTCCCTCAGCCACTCTTCTTGTATACTTTAATGGTACACTCCCTCTAAACCTCCAAGCAAAAGAAAGCGACGGGTCTATGCCGCACAGAGCGGCTACACGGGTAGGTCCACCGGATAGTGTCCATATGTAATCAATTAAAAGACCCTGACTGGTAGTTGGTGTGGACTTTTCTCGCGGGCCTCCCCGGCTCGTAGCTTTCTTACTGTGTTGTTTTTTTACCATATACTAAGAGTATCAAACAATATAAAAGAAGTCAAACAAATTGTTTAAGTATTAGGTTTCTTCCCAGATGATATGGCCCAGTTCTTTCCTACACCTACCTCGTCTACTACTCCGTTTAGCACAGCACCTGGAAGTATGTGAGAAAAAGCCTTGACCATACAGTTCTTAATAAGCGGTCGTAGTATCTTCTTATCTTCTAACCTGCCCTCAACAGTCACATCATCATGCACACACAGAACCGGATGAGCATCTAACTTATGCTTTCTAATTTCCCGGTCAATTAAAATGATAGCTACCTTAATACACTCAGCAGCACCACCTTGTACTGGTGTATTCATGGCTGCACCATAGGTATTGTCGTGTGCGAGTTTTCGTACCTTTCCATATGGAGTGATAGCTTTTAGAGTTCGTTTTGCATTCTCGTGCTGAAGCATTTGCCATTCATACACGTCATCGTAGAGCTCTCTCCATTTATCTATATCTTCTTCTGCTTGCTCTAGTGCTATATCTGCACCGTAACTCTTTTTAGCGTAGTGAACATAAGTCCCAGCAGCCATACCGAACACCAGCCCAAAGTTAAAGCCCTTGCCAGCTTTTCTCTGCTCATCAGTTATCTGGTCATACGGAAGTCCAGATACCTTTGCAGCTGTGATCTTATGAATATCTTTTCCATCTCTAAATGCTTGGAGCATAGCGTCATCCATCGAGAGCTCGGCTAGAACACGCAATTCAATTTGAGAGTAGTCAGCACTGTAAAGAACTTTCCCTTTAGCCGGTAGAAAGAGGCTTCTAAAGTCGTAATCGTTCGGTGCGTTTTGAAGGTTTGGAACAGCACAGCTCATTCTACCAGTTGCTGCACCTTCAAGCTTAAAATTTGGATGCAGTCTTCCGGTTGCTTCATTTACTTTAGATCTAAGGCTTACTCCGTATCCAGATGAGAGCTTCTTATATTTCTGCATTGCAGCAAACGGAGCTACAAAGTCTAAGTAGCTAAAATCAGCTAGAGTATGAGCATCAGTTTTTAGTATTCCTTTACCTTCTGTCCGAGGCCAGTATCTCAAAGTTTTTGTATCTAGCTTGGACAGTAACCAGTCTGACATAGTTTGGTTTGTTACCTTGCTTAAACCTGTAATCTTTATAACTTCTTTTTTACATTCATACAGCTGCTCTCGCCACAGATGAAGCATCTTGTTATGCTTATCTATATCAAATCCAATACCAGTCATCTTCATTGTGGTAATAGGAATCTGACATTTTTTTACAAGTTTATAAGGCTTTAATAAATTGTGATTCTTTAGGCCCTGGGCCAGTACTTCTGCTAGCTTTAACACTATGATTGCATCTACAGCTGCGTAATGTACCTGCTCATAAGTAAGGTCTGGTACACTCCAGTCTGACTTTTGAGCTTCTTTAGGAATCTTAAACTTTAAGAACCCATCTACTAAGCTTTCTAAATTAAGAGCTAGTCCCTTTAAATTAGGCCTAGCTGCCTGAAAAATCATAGTAGCCATTAGCAGTGTGCAGTTCATGTCGATATCATGAACCCCCATATTACGAAGAAAATTTAACTCAAAGACTGCCCAGTGAGCTACGAACTTATGGCGTTTCATAAATTCCACTAAGAAGTCAGGCTCACCTATATGGTTAAAGTCTAAAACTAAAATAGATTTACCATTAGATAATTGAGCTAGCCGGGGAATAGAGTACTGCGGATAAGTAGCGGCTTTAGGTATGTGTTTATATTTAGGAAGGCTTTGAGTTTCAAAATCGAAACCAAATAAGCAGTCTTGTTTATCGTACTGCTCAATAGCTTTTATAGCAGTAGTGCGATCTTTAATGTAAAGAGTAGGGTACTTCTCCCCTAAAACATCTATTGAAAAAGTACCCTCTCTCATTACAAGTCGTCTATAGCTACAGAGTTTAAGTCCTGGATGTCGTCATCATCGTCTTCATCCTCGTCTTCATCCTCCGCCTCTACTACTTCGACCTTCTGTTTGGCTTTAGCTTTTTTAGAAGTAGTCTTTTTCTTAACTACTTCTTTAGGAGCTTCTTCCTCTTCATCGTCTTCATCTTCATCATCTTCTACCTCATCTTCATCTACCTCTTGAACAGCCTTTTTCTTCTTAGAGGTAACAGGAGTAAGCATCGACGCATAAGATTCAGGGCTAGCTCCACCGGCAAAACGAGTACCGTCATCCTCAATAAACTGTATGATACGTGCTTTATAGCTTACACCGTGTGAAGTAAGCATAGGAGTTACAACCGCTGCAACTTCTACTCCTCCCACAATAACTGATGGATCGATTTGCTCTGTAGGGTCTTCCGGAGAGACGCACCGGATAGGTTTATAGCTCCGAACATTTAGTAACCACTTATTCTCATAGAATGGATATTTTTCTGGGTCAAATCTATCAGAATCATCACCGTCTAAGAAAACATCTTCTACAGAAAGCTTTGTGCCTTTACCCTTATTAAAAAGTTCTTCCATCTGTTCAGCCATCTTTTCGATGTAGTCTTTGAACTTTTCTACAGTTGGGTCATCCTTATCTAATAAGTGAACATACTCGTATCGTGGAGCACCCGGCTCTTTGTCTGGGTCGTCACTCGGTGGTGGGTCTTTCGGCTCTACTAAGTACACAAAAGCTGCACGACCGGCAGGAATCGGAACATCCTCTCCATACACATGTCCATACTTTCTGTGTTTAGATACTCTAAACTCTAGCTTCTTAGCTGGAGCTTTTGCTGCTTTTTTTGCTTCTGACAGTTTTTTCTTTTTCATCTGGTTTTTCCTTATTAGGTTTTTTAGTTAGTAAATCAGCAGGTGTTGTAGCTTCTGGTCTTGGGTCAGCAGCTGAAACAAGTGCTACAGTTGGAGCACCCGGTAAGATATACGGAGCCATCACATCTTTTCCGACAATAGCTTCTAGCTTGGTCATGGCTTTTAGTTTTTTATCATAGAGCTTCTCTTTCGGAATTCCCTGTAGACTAAGCCCTTGTACTATCTCATCCTGGTCATCAATTAAGCTTCTGCGTCCTGACTTTTCTACCAGCTTTAGAAGCGGTAGAGGGTCGTTATTTAAGTGTCTATCCATTGCATATGATTTGTGCTTATTAACCCAGTTGACTATCTCTTCTGAGTACAGAACTATCTTTGCTACTTCCTCATCAGTCCTGGATTCGGGTGCCGGTAATTGAATTTTTGAGGGGTCTTCTATCTTCTTTAGCCCAGTTATCTTAACTATTTCTTTTTTATATTCCGGACAGATTGCTTTTGCACTACAAAACCGGCACCAATCTCCAACTTTAAACTTAGCTTCTTTTTCAATATAAATTTTATGGGCGGTATCTAGTATTTTTTCTTCTAGTCTATCTAACTGCTTTGCTGTAAATTTAAACTCTTCTGGTTGCTCTTCATCTTCAAGAGTACCCTGGAATATTCTCCCAATTACATAGTCTAAATCTTTTCCGAACCCCCTAATATAGTTTCTAAGACCGAGTGCATAGTAGCCTAGTTGAGGATTGTTGTTCGGATTTACTTTAACCCACCCAGATTTTAAATCTGTGATATCTCCCACCCGCTCTCCTTTGTCTCCTTTGTATACTGTCCAGAAGTCTGCTTTTCCAAATAGATTTAAGTTTTTATGTAGCCAGAATTTAGTCTCAGTTCCGTACGCTTTTCCGGTTAGGTACTCTTGAAGTGGCACTCTCCATATAAAGTCAGTGTACCTTTTAGCAATTAGTACTGCATCATCGGAGTCGCTGCTGACTCCTTTAAACTTCATTCTTTTCTTTGGGTCTTTTCCGGTTCGCTTATATGTAAGAAAGTCATTTAGATACACTTCTGAAAAGTCGTGTATTAAAGAGCCTGAGTCTCTATTTTTATCTTTAGTTTTTTCTTGTGGAATTTTTCGTTTGAGAAATATAGACCCGGTACACTTAAATGCTACACCAATTACTGATCCACCTAGTTCTGAGTGTTCTTCGTTATTGTAAGCAGGGAGGAGCTCTTGTTTGTCTGACATGCTTTAGTTTTCTAGTTTGTAGTTGGTTTAGTAATTAGAAGTTCTATTACAAACCAAGTGTGCCGTCAACTAAAAAACTCACCATCCCCATGCTAGATTTAAGCTACCGAAACTATGAGAACTTCCCTGCTCCCACTCTTTTGTAGCTCTGTTCCAGATATAAACAAGACGGTATCCTTTGTACTCTAAGAAGGCTCCAAGATGTAACTCAGTGATAGCTCTCTCGGAACCAGGTTGCGGGTACTGATGATTACTCCTAAAAAAGCTTCCATCAAATAATACATTATGCCCTACTATCTTATATGTAGTGCCTGTAAACAGAAAGAATCTAAAAGGACTACCCGGAGAGTCCACTTGAATTGATTGCGGTGTGAATGTTTTTGGTAAGTTTACTCCTATCCGGTATAGTACTCTCCCACTTACCTGCATGATATCTGTTCCAATGTCTGCTCTAGCAGATGTAATTACATCCCCATTATAGTTACCAATACTAACCGGAACAGATAAGAATTGCCTCTCTGCTAGCCCTGCAATCACCGGCTCGTCTTTAAGTTGAGTTCCCCACCCTCTTGGGTCAGTGCCTAAGCCTATATCATTATGAACAAACTTTTGAACATCTTCTCCTTTAGCACATGGTCCGATGCACCCTACTCTAATACCCCACTGGTCTATTTTATTGTCTTTAGTATAGTACTTTTGGTACGTACCAGTGAGAGATGCTGCGTACCCTCTATCTCCTGGTTCCGGCTCGTCTGTTCTTAAGTTATCCGGAGTATACATCTTATGAGCTATAGCGTAACTCTCAGATACTGATTCTGTTATATCCTTACCGGCCCGAACAATGAGGCCTTGAGTATAATTAGCGTCTTTATTCTTATCTACTTTAAAGAAGTCATTTTCTTCGTAGATGTCATACCTGTACCCGGAACAAGCAGCCAGACTACACAGTAATACTATTAAAAAAGTCTTCATGCCCTTTTACCCATGTCTCCCATGTAGGTACATTCGACAAGTCAAAGAGAACCTGTCTCAAATCACGAACGTCACCTTTCTTGTATTTTACTACAGGATACTCCCAACACCACCCCACATCTGGTGCTATTACAGGAACACCCATTGAAAGGGCTTCCACAACCGGGACAGGTCCTCCCTCACATGTCGATGTAACAACTAAATAATCAATTTTATTATAAAAGTTCTCTAGCTCGGATTGCTTTTGAGAGTGTATTTCACACGGCCAGCCCTTCCCCCACGCCAAGAACTTATATTCTCCCATTAACTGCTCTACAAAAGCTTCTCCTTTTCGTCCTGATTGAGTATGTACTTTACCGCATACCCCGAACACTAAATCTTTTTTAAATCTGCTTCCAGGCTTAATAACATGAGCGTTTTTCTTTCTCTTAAACAAATCTTTCTGAGTAGTTGAGTTCATACAAATATGATAGTCACAGTACTCTACTACTTCTATAAATTTTCTCTTCTTTTTCTTACAAAAATCACTACTCCCTGTTTCCAAGTGTGTAAAGAATCCTACTTTTATTTTAGCTTTAGAGGATTTAGCACAGGTGTACGGTAAGAAGTATTCAATGTCGCAGTCCGGGTTGTCTATGTTCACGTTAGAGAAAGCCTTTGTAAGCTCTAAAGCGCACCGCTTCATGATCCAGTTATGTGATTCTGTCTTAAGAGATATTTTTAGATGATCCATTAGTACTTATTCCCATTACAGTAGTAGTCCACCATCTGACAGAAATAAGTATTAGCGGGTTGTAGGTCGTTGTTAATTATATGGTAGCCCTTTAGAACTATTTCTGGTATCTGGTCACAGTACTTATTGTAGTCATCTTTATAGTCCTCGTCTCTAATGCTTCTAAATCTACCTAAGTGTAGACCGTGAAAGTATAGCTCCTCTCTCCAGCTACTGCTCCGTTCCGGTAATCCAATACCGGCTTGCACTACCATATCGTACAGTGAGTACTCACAGCTCATCTTCGGATTAGCTATTGCTTTCTCTAAGATAGCCTCTTTATTCTTCTCTATAACTGGTCCTACTGTTTTGTACCAGTTCTCTGAATCGTAAAAATGTAACCCACCTAATCTGTTTTCTGGGTGCTTTAATACGTTGTGGTAGTACAGCCCTCTTTTTACCATATGCTCTACATGCATTGAAACCAGCGGATGAGTAGACGTAATCTCAGCCGGGTCTTCTTTGCATATTATTATATCAATGTCACCTACATAGATGTATTTAAAGTCATCATACAGTTCAGGACGGTGTACCCATCTCTGAGTCTTTACGTAGTTTTTGTTTCCGGGAACTCTAGGAAACGCATTGCTTATAATTGCTACATTTTTAGCATTTATCTCTACAAGAGCTTTCTCTACTCTACTATCAACAGAGCAATCAAGAGATAGAATTATCTTAGAGTGTGGGTACACTCTATTTATCCCAAGTACGTACCACGGAATAAACGATTGATATTCTTTACTAACACAAGTTGCAAAAGCCAGTAGTTCTCTCATTCTTTTTCCTTTTCGTATGCCCTAAGTGGGCCAAGCCATGCTCGTCTCAGCCAGCTGTGCCTTACATTCCAAGGCTTATACTTTCCGTGAAACATAATTACACAGCAGTTTCTTGGTGGTTTGCGTCTTCTTTTTATATCTAAGCTGTAAGAGTAGATACCCTCTTCTTTGCCCCAGGTAGTTTCCCCTTCTCCTAGCCTATAGCTAATCCACGCCTGGTCTGTGCCGGGAAACTCTTTTGCCTCTTCTCTAGACTCTTGTCCTTTAAAATCTCTCCAGAGTTGAGTGCGTGTGCCAGTCTTATGTAGTATCAATCCTCCCTGATAACGTACTGTAGAGCCCTTATTCCACGCTATAAATTCTTCTTCTCTAGTTAGTAGGTGATCGATATTTCTAAAGATGACAACATCTAAATCTATCATTAGTACTTTAGAGCCAAATAACTTGGTTGCTAAGTGAGAAAATATTTCTAATCTTCTGTAGCAGTTTAAGTATAGACCATCCCCTAACTCTATGTCACTCCACGTACCCCATAGTGGAAGAATCTCACCATACTTAACACCAGTCGGGTCATCAGTCACACAGATAAATCTAAACGGCACTGTCGTATGCTTTTTAAGCATACAGTACAAAGCATTTACGTGCTCTGAAGTGTACTCTCTAAAGTCAGACTTCCATTTAAAAGTTACTATTGTTATCACTCTTTAATATCTTTTCTAAAGTAGATCCACTGGTTACATAAAACTCATCTGGGATTTTCTCGTGCATGTGCTTGACTACCATCTCCATCATTTCTCTAAATCTAGTAGTATCAAACGTCTCATCAACAATAACTATATCTCTGTTTGTTCTCCAGAGGTTTTTACCTACATCGAAATAAGTAGTAGTCGAGAGTGCGGCTACTCCGATACTTAAGTTTCTAATAAACTGCCTACGGTCCATTAAAACCCCTGCTCTCTTCCGCAGTTAACGCACATTACAAATTTCTGAGTCACTATAAAGAACACACCACCACACTGGCACTCCCATATAGGAACATCTTCTGGGGGAGCAAAGAAGTTTTTAAATGTTCCAAAGTTTAGATGGCACTTTGGGCACTCAAAAACTTCCGAGTCACTCTCTACCGGGCGAACTGCATGCCACTCGTGCTTACACTTCATACAAACTGCTTTGCCTTCTGCGTGTGGTTCTGTTTCTTGTTGTTCGTCTTTTTTAAAAGGAAGAACTTTGCAATCTTTATCTTCCATTATCTGCACTTACAATTTGTTTGTTCTCTTAGTAGTCGTCTGCACTTTCTAGGTCTTGGCTCTCCTCTACAAGATGAGCGTATACTTACAAATTCGTCCCACCTGCATGGCTCTGGTAGAGTCCACCCGGAACTATCAGCTGCAACCATGTTCTTATTTACTACCAGTCTGTCTCGGATATCACTAGAGCTTTTATCTGGTTCATGGCTCCATAGATAGGCTGCAATCCCTGCTACAAGTGGTGTTGCCATACTGGTTCCAGATATAGACCTATATCCGTTATCGTGCCAGGTGGATAACATATTAGTTCCCGGTGCAAACACATGAACAGGTTTGCCATAGTTTGAGAAATAAGCTCTCTTACCATTTTCTTTGTTCGCTCCTACTGTGATAGCAGAACTGCCGCTAAACTTTGCTGGCCAGTAGGACTTGTGGTCTAAGTTTAGATTAGAGTTTCCAGCTGCAATAGCTGCTAGGATACCTTGCTCTCCTGACTCTTCTAATGCGTCCTCAAGCGGTTTGGAGTATCCAGCAGAACCAAATGATGCGTTTAGTATTACTCGTTGTTCCGGGTTTTGCTGTGCCCAGGCTGTTACCCAATCAATAGACTTTACAGCTCCTAGAGTTGACCCGGACCCATTAGCTGCTAAGAACTTTACAGGCAATACTGGGATACCAAGTGATGGGCTCTGAATCCCTACATCATTACCGGTAGTAGCACAGCATAGTCCTGCAACGTGTGTTCCGTGCCCGTTGTCATCGTGCCATGTAGTTCCACTTACAAATGACTTACCTGGCAATACATTTAAATCGGGGTGGTTTGGTGCTACTCCGGTATCTACCACTGCAACAACTACTTTTCCTGCACCTTGTCCGTGTCTCCACATCTTAGCCACATTTACAGCGTCTAAGTACCACTGCTGAGCTCTTAATGGTCCTTCTGTTTTATAGAAAATGTTCGGCCCACAAGACACGCTATCAGATTGTACTACCGGGCAATCAGCTAATGTGCTCATTTCATCTATTACAGATAGTGACCTGTGAGTATTTTCTTGCTCGCTGTCTAGTACTCTTCCATCTTTAGTCACCAGGTACGTTCCGGGAGAATGGACGGTGGTTGCTTGTTGGGTAGGTCCACCTGGGCAGAACTTATTTTTATTCTCTTCTGTGAGATTAGAATAAGATGTACCGTAACAGGGGCTATAGACTTGCCACTGGCCTTTTGCTCTTACGACATACTCGTTTTCATAGACTATAGTTTCTGCACTAGCGTAGAAAGCACAAGTAAATGCTACAAGAAGAGATACGACTAAGGCACAGTAGAATGTAGATAGTTTCATTTATTCTCCTTCATATGGTTCTGGTTCTATATATGCTGCGTATGCTATGAATTTATGAGTTCTTGGGATACCATAACCTTGCTCATCTTCAAACCCTGAATCAGAACCTCTCCAGTACAGGGAGTCAACATACCTATTTCCTTTCAAGTCCTCACAAGTCACCCAAAATCGCTCTCCAATATTAATCTTATCATCTGTCGGTAGTTCGTTTAGTTCCCAGCTATACCATAAACTCTTTTTAATTTTTAATTTTTGTTTTCTGCCCATTGTTTTTCCTTTTCTAAAAGCCCCACCCGGCTAAAGGCAGGGGTAAGGGTTTATTTGAACCGCTCTAAATCTTGCCTGAGGTCTTCAGCCTGCATTTTCATAGCTACCTTTTCATCCTCTTTCTGCTTGTCGTATATAGCCTTTATTCTTCCTTCCTCTTCCCCATAAGAGAGTAGTATGTCCTGAACCCTATCTGCTACTGCCGATTTAGTAGCGCAAAAAAAGAACCCGGTTAGAGTCTAGTGACATAGGATACGGACCGGGAATATTTGTATTATAGCGAATCACCCATCCATTCTCTATCGTCTCAATTGTCATCATCTCATCTTTCCTTTATAAAAGCCCCGTGGGGCGTGTTAAATTATTGTGGTTTTTTTATTTAGTAGCCCTAGTCCGTATCTTTCTCCAAATCTCTTTTAAGCCGCCGTCTGATTGTGGGCGGTGGATTGCTTCTGTGTCGTGAGGGATAATCTTACCGTAGAGATTTTTATCTGAGCCGCGTGGATGCCTAAATTCTAACAAATCCGTTGGCTGTATCGCAGGCATAGGATTACCATCCGGCTTTAGCTCTTGGAGTATCGCTTCTTTTACTTGTTGCCATGTGAACCCGTAGTAGGAGAGAGGTAGCGTAGGGGTCATCTCCTCGGTGTTTGCTTGATTATCAAATTCTATATAACCCCAATCGGTGTATATAGTTTCTCTACCCTTCACATCTTTAGCGCTATTGTTCTCAGCTAATTCCAGCAGCCACTCTTTAGGGTCCACATCATCGGAAAGTATGACCGTGTAGGTCTGTAGAAGATGTCTGCTAGCAGTATCTGAAGAGATTCCAAAAGTGACTATGTTATACAGAAAAGTAGAAGTAAATATTCTAAAACAGTTTCCACCAACTTCGACTTTAACTAACTCATCCATATTCATTTTCTACTCCACACTTCAACTAGTCTGTGATTTATCGGTTCGTATATAGCAACTATGTCATCACCTAAACTTTCCCGTGCTTCTATCGCATCTCTCCAAGGGTTATTAGCCCCATCTAAAAGGAGCCTTTGTGCTGATTCAAGAAATTCAGGCATCGGATTATCTACTTGTTCCGCACTATTTTTCTTCATACCTTCAATCCCACCCCTACGAATCCAGGTGTTAACTCTATGTACCGACCCGTGAGCAGCAGCTGGACATGCCCAGTTAAGCCAGTTAATTATGTCTCCCATCCTCTCTAAGTTATGTCTGTCTGCTTTACAGTATGCCTCTATCAGCTTGCCTGATAATGCGGCTTTACAAAAACCTCCAGGTTCCACTCCCTTCTCAATGTAGAGCTTCATTCCTTCTTGTATGTGATCCGGTAATAGGTTGTAATCAATTGGTCTCATATATGAAGTCTCCTGCTAGTTTAAGTTAGTTATAATCTTCACCAGTAAATCTTCTCCGGCACTCATCGATCTGCTCAATGTACCCAGAATAGAGAACTTGTGGTTCCGGATGGCACCCACAAAACACTCGAACATCTTCTAAGTACAGCTTCTCTCTATATCCGGTAACATGCCCGTTAACGTATAAGCCGATGTTTATGTAGTCGCTTGGGCCGACTACTATCCCGTCTAGCTCTTCTGTAGGAACATCGTACTCGTTGCAGTACTCATGAATATAAATCAATATGACGTGAACTACCGATATATCTATATCAGTTAGTATAGAGACCTCATCTTCTGGCATATCATCTAAATTAGGCACTGAGGCATCCCTTGCTCTTAGTATCCTGTCTGTTACTTTCGGATATTTCATCTGTAATGCTCTCCGGCCCAACGCTCTTTTATCTGCCAGGGTTTTGGATTACCATGAAACATAACAATTTTAACTTTAGAGTCTAGAAAAGAAACCCCTCTTAAATCTTGCTTGTATGAGTAGATTCCATCTGCTTTAGTCCAGGTCTCCTCATCCCGTCCCAGCCTATAGCTAATCCACGCTTGGTCACTTCCCGGATACATAGCTGCTCTTTTAGGGCTTTCAACCGGGTCGAACTCATCCCAAATAAACGCTCTACTACCCGGCTTATGTAAAATAATTCCACCTTGATAAGGAAGTAGCCCCTTGTGCCACGCTATAAAATCCTCATCACGGTTAACTAGGTGGTCAATGTTGCCTGTGATAATAGTGTCTAAGTCAAGAGATAGGATTTTCTCACCTAGCAGTTCTTTTGCTTCACGAGAGAACATCTTTAGTCGCCTATAAGAGTTTATCTTATGAGCATTCATCTCTACTTCTGGGTCATCCCAGAGCGGTACAGTGCGTACCTCTTTATCTATCTTGGTTGGATTATCTGTCACACAGACATGCCTAAACGGAACGGTTAAATGCCGTTTAAGCATGGAGTGTAATTTATTTACGTGATAAAAAGTATACGGCCTATTAACTGACCGCCACTTCCAACTTACTATTGTAACCATGTGGGGATTACTTCTAAAAGTGGTTGTTACTTAGTAGCGCCGTTCTTTTGTGATTCAGCTTTTAAGACGTTTGCTTGAAGCACCAGCCCGGTTAGTCCTTTATTTAAATTCCACCGGGTCATCTTCTCGTGAGAGCCGTACATGGCTCCAGGACATGAGTTAGTTATCCAACCGGAAGTAGTATATGCGTCTCTAATCTCATCTACAGTAGAGCAAAAACGAAATACACCAGATAGTGAATCTGAGATTATGGCTTGTAAGTATTCGTTTGGTAGAGTTCCATCTTCAACATACGCTTGAATCTGCTCTCTAACTCTTTCTGGGACACCTTCATAGTTTAATTGAGGCATCTCGGCTAGTAGAGCTTTTTTAATCTTCTCGTCTTTTTTCTTTTTTAGTTCGTCTTCTGTAGGTACTTTTACCTCGTTAGTGTCTTCCATCTGTTTCTCCTAGTCATGTCGTTTGCACGGGTCAGACCCGCCAGTTAAAATTAGAGTCATGTTACCGAGAGTGCAATAGGTTTTAGGGTCCCGGTAAGCATCACACTTATAATTTGCTCGATAGGTTAACCTATCTGGATTGCTTAAGCACTTAAAATCGTTCCAAGGGCCTTTAACGCATCTAAAATTATCCCAAGCTCCTGATTTTCTTTGAGACTTACACTCTAGAAATTCAGTTTGATAGGCATTTCTAATTAGTACTACCGGATTGCCATCAGATTCAGATACCGGCTTCCATAAATTTCCGGCTCCCCAACTCTCTACTACTGTGTACGGTTGTCCCGGTTCGGGAGAGTCTCCAAAGATAATATTCATCATAGCTTGATGCTCAAGTGGGGTCGGACAGTTTGTGCGTGAACGTGGCGGGATAAAAGGACCCGGAACTCTACAGTTAAACATCCAGCCCCAGTTAAAAGCGAGTCCTACACTAGAGTTTGCTACATTGCTCTTCCATGTTGGAATGTGAACTTCACTTACATCTTGTCCATCAAGAGAGTTTATATTTGCTGCAAAATCAAATGTACCGTGATGAGCCTCAAATAAAACTCCAGCTTGTGGGTGTGATGGAAACTCGTGAGAGTTTTCCGGGTTGTTAACTATATAGTAATCATTTCTATCACAAGTAGCTCTTAGCTCATCGTACAGTACATTCCAAGCAGACACGGTTAGATTATGCTCTAACATTGGAGACATATAGAACCGCACATCTGAGTATTGGTCCATCCGAACACAAAATGCTCCAATCCAAACTCTGTATGGAGCTAGAATAGATTCATCCCGGTTAGTAACAGCTTCATTAAATGATTGAACTGTATGACCGTACCCAATCTCGTATGGTTGTAGCTGAGAGTTTCTAAGGCCCGGACCATTTAACCCCAAGTGAATACGTATATGACTTACTTTTCCACTTCCAAGAGCTAAATCAACTGGAGACATCGAATCACCAAATGAGTTTGCGAGCATCCCAACCGGGATTCTTGTACCAACTGGTATTAGCTCTAGAGCAGCTCCTAGATTAAAAGATGGGTGCTGCAAAGCTAGCCAGTCTTGCCCATACTCGGCAATAGTTGGTAAGTCCGGCTTTGTTGGAGCTGGTGCCGGGTCGCTCCCTTTAAACCAAGAGCACCCTACAACGTGTGAGAGAAAGTATAAAAAGAGAATTAAAAGTATTAACCGGAAGATAAATTGCACCGGAGAGAGCTCTTTGTCATTTCTTTTACCTTCTACAATACTTTGAACCGGGTCGTAAAATGGATCACCACTCATATACTACACTCCATAATCTAACTGATTTGGTTTAATATTTTTTAAGAACTTATCTGTCTCTTCTTTTGAGCGCTCTTGTGGTGCGTCTGGGCTATCCGGGTTAGCTAAAAGAGTCTTAAACTCAGCAGCACGTTTGATGACTGCTTTTGTTACTTTCTCGTCAATACTATCTTTAACAACAAAAGAGTAAATTATTACTGGCTTTGTCTGTCCTCGTCTGTGACTTCTATTTGTTGCTTGAGCAACCACTGCCGGGCTCCAGTCATACTCAGCTAAAAGAACAACACAAGCTCTAGTAAGAGTGATACCTTCTCCAGCTGCTCTTAGATTACCGATAAATAAATCAGTCTCTCCAGATTGAAGCTTTTCTACCTCTTTAAATCGTGCAGTGTTAGCAGTTGCTCCAGTTATGATTGCCGGATTATACTTTTTTAATCCTTTAGCAAGAAGTGCAATAAGACTCGTATGATGAGCAAATATAGTACACGGTATGCCAGCTTCTAGCTGTTCTTTTGCAAACTCTATAACAGCCGGTGCTTTTAGTAGCCCTTGCTCTTTTCTATGTGTTGCAGCTGCTTTTGGAACTATTAACTCTTTTCCCTCATCTAACTGAGCAAGTACACGTTCAATATCTGCTAGTAGCTCTGCTTGACTTACCTTAGCTTTCTCTTTTAGAGATAGCTCTTTTGGTAAGTAAATTGTCTGCCAAGTTTTTGGTGGTAATTCTTTTGCAAGCTCTTCTTCAGTTATAGCTGTAAAGAAATTGTCATACATTATCTTGTTTAGAATTTCCTCGTTCTTAGTTCCGGTATAGATAATGCCAAATCCGTTAGATTTCTTATTTGAAAAGTACTCTACAAAATTATAATAGTTCTGAAACTTAGAAGAGAACTTGCCTAAGTCTATTCCTTGGAGCATTTTATTTACCCACGGATAGATATCAGATGTACCAATCCTGTACGGTGTACCAGAAAGAGCTATTTTATACTTTGCAAAGTCCCAGATGCTGTGAGTTTTCACACCGGCACGGCGGCGAGCACCTAAATCACCTAACATAGATCTAGTTCTCTTTGCTTTTCTATTCTTATAAGCGTGTGCTTCATCTACAATTAAGCAGTCATAGAAGTTAGAAGTGAGAACTGAAAACGTTTTCTCTCTATGAATCGCGTCATGACCGCAGATAACTATAACTGGAGATACTGAACTATCGTTGTGAGCTCTGTTTACTTTATCTACTACTTTCTTATTAAAGTGAGCACCTTTTGAGCATACAATAACTTCATACTCTCTTGTTGCCCACTCTTTAATCTCAGCTTCCCAGGTTAACCGCACCGATGCCGGACACACTATTAATACTGTCCTAAAGCGCATAAAGTCTATAACAGCAATAGATTGAATAGTTTTACCTGCTCCCATGTAGTCACCTACATACGCACAGTTGTTTGGATTGTCCCTAAGAAACCCCAGTGCATTCTTAATTGAGCGCTTTTGAATTGGGAAGAGATGGCCCGGAAGGCCTTTCTTTGGTTTCTTCTTACCTATAGTTGCAGAGTCAGAATTGTTTGGCATGGTTTTAGTATACTACATAGATAAGTATAGAGTCAAACAAAATATATGATAGTGTAGAACTCGGTAATGCTAACGATTATTCTTAATTGTTTACTCTTTTTAGTATACGTTGTAAATCTTGAAATTGGTCGGCTCGGTCTCAGCTGACCCGGCTAGCCCAACAAACACTATAGCGAACACTTTCACTCTAGAGGTACCTCACAGATGTCAGCAAAAGAATTTGTCCGATTTAATCTAGACGATACACGCACTTATATAAATTACATATCACATCAACCTTACAAGCTAAAACAGAACCGGACAATATTTACTTTTATGCTTGTGCTTGAGCGGTTGATAGGATCCGGCCCGGAGAGTACCCCGGACAGCTACATTCTACAACGTGAGATGGTTCCAGCTCACCACACTCTTCACGTAAAATATAAAGACATCTATAAGTTCTTAAAAGTTCTGTACTTAAAGCTTAGAGCCAAACAAAATGGTGAAATTGGAGGTAGTCGAATAGTCGCACCGGGTAGTGTGGTTTCAGAGAAAGACTTTAAGATTACAAACAGTATCTACAGTGTTCACAACACATTGAACCTATGCACACTTGGAGCAGGAAGACGTAAAGAGCACATGATTTCTCCAAGAGTGCTTGTAGTTGACTTAGACTTTGGAACTACAAAAGAGAACGCTCTGTACTTAGCAGCTCAAGAGAACGCTTCACTGGTAGTAGAATCTAGACCGGGCAGATTCCACATCTATTGGCAAATTTCAGAGAATGTAAGTTTAGATAGCTGGTCAAAGTTTCAACTGGCTCTCGCTCATAAACTAGGGGGAGATACTAACTTACGTAATATTACAAGCATGTTGCGTGTTCCAGGGTTCCAGCGGTTTTTACCGGATGGGTCAGTTTATACTCCAAACATAATATTTAAAGAGAAGTCACCAGATGTGTACTCTTTAGATGATATGTATAGCGTATGGCCGGACGTAGATGAGCTCTATCAATCCGGGCTAGATGAATTAAGAGCTGTGTACGATGAGCAGAAAAAGGCAGCTCAACAAGTATTTGCTGAAATTCAAAAAAGTGGGGCCAGTGGAGTTAAAGCTGATGGTATACCCGGACTACCAACGAGTTCTAGCTTTACTTCAACAGTTCATAAGTACGGAAGAAACCAGGCACTCTACTCTATTTTAAAACTTACCGGCTACAAAGCTTACCGAGACACCTATCAATTTAAGAAACCAGACGACTTTATACGTCTACTTGCAGCTCAAGCGCAGTTAATTAATGAGAAGTTTCAAGAGTCATTAGAAGAGAGAGAAGTTTTAGAGATTGTTTCAAAGCTAAGTGTAAAGGTCCCAAAGATGTACCAAGCAGAAGTAGAACAAGAAAAGCAAGCAGTTGATGAAGCGGCAAAATTACTGGTTCGTAGAGATGTAGAAGACACTAAGATTGGTAAAGATGTAACAACTACTCTTCCGATGGCTCCGGTAGCTGTTACGGTAACGAGTGTGTCGTCCAATCAACCCGGAGAGATACAACCCGGAGAGAAGCAAGCAAGTCAACCCAGAGTAGAGCCTTCTGACCCAGACATACCGGACAACTTACTTGACTTAGCGGTTCAGTTTGCTGAGTACATCTATAACAAACATAACGAGCAACTAAGTAAGATTTTTAAAGTAGCTTTTAAATCAAAAAACTACATACCACTTTGTGACTTAATTTTCAGATACTACCATCTACTTGGTAAAATAAAAGCAAGCGGAGCTTCAGTCTCTCTAGCCGGACAAAGTAAATGGGGAGAATCTATCTATGAAGTACGCTCTTTAAACCGAGATGAATTCTCAGGACTTGTAAGTAGAATTGCATTTAAGTGGGCAAGTCTCTTTCTATCCGATAAGCGCACAAAGATTATAGATAAGATGCCTAAAAGCTCTGAGTTTAAAGCAATAGCTGACATATCTCATACAGTTTTAGTTACTTTACCGGTAGTTAAAAGACAGCATCCAATGTTTATAGTGTACCAAAACGGTGTGCTTAACGTGGCTTTACGAGAATTCACACCGGACAAGCTAGCGGCTCTAAAACATTCAAACCCAATTCACGCTCGTTTTATTCCAGAAGTGTTAAATGTTGCCAGAGAGCATCGGGACGTTCCAGCCAGTGAACTTGTTAGGATTCTTTGTCCAGTAACTTATCGGTACATGAATGATTGGTTCCCAGGCGACCCGGCAACAATAGACTTACTGCTGCGGTTTATTGGGTATTCTATGACTACGAACACCACAAAGCAAAAGTTTTTATTCTTCTTTGGACCGGGTGGGAGTGGTAAAGGGTCTATAGTTCAGATGATTGAAGCAATTTTAGGGCAGTCTAATTGTGCTGGAGTTGAGTACAAAGGATTAGATAGTCCGTATAAAGTAAGTGAGTTTGTCGATAAACTTCTAATTAGCATCGATGAGGTAGAAGGTACTAAGAAGGAACACGAGCGGCGGTTAAGTTTAGTTAAACAGATTACGGGGGGTGGAATGATGCAGATTGAGCGAAAGTACGCTCACCCGTACAATGACCACATCACCGGAAAGTTAGTACTGCAATCAAATGAGCTCTTAGAATACCAGGATAAGGGAGGTAGTATTACCGGGAGGATGATACCAGTAGGGTTTGAGCAGAGATTTAGAGGAAGCAGTGTAGCAGAGCAATTAGAGAAAGAGCCGATTACCGGCATGATTGAGGCTAGGTCTGAATTCCGGCTAAGTAAGAGTACGAAAAGCAAGCAGAGCCAGCTGGTTGAAGGTGTTGAGCGCCCGGAAGATGCTAAGGATGCCGGGTACAGTTTGATTATAGAACACGAGTTGAATATACTAGCTACTCTGGCGGGTTTGAGTTGGATGAAAAGTTTACGGCAAAATGCCGGGCTGACTCTACCGCTGATGGGTAGCGATGAGTTTGCTAAGGTAGGGAAGTTATCGGCAGAAGCACGGCAAGCGAGACTGAAAGCTAAACCTCAGTCGGCAGCTCTTGGAGTAGGAGTAAATAAGATGAAAGGAACTTTGAACCCTATAGAGTACGCACTGCTAGCGTTTACTGAGTATTCTAGAGGCATGACATGCCGTAATAAGGATTTGGTAGCTCTCTGTTACCTGGTAGGGATACTTGGGAATGACGACTGGAGTGGGACTACTAACCGGGCTAAATTAGATAACCTGTTTGGTGAACATAATAGCGGCAGCAGCAACCAACGCAGACTGAAGCAGCTGTTTGAGTACGAGTTTAAATATCTGTACCGAGGTGAAATGTCTATTAGTTACCAGAGAGTTAGAGGGATTAAGGGGAGTGAGAACGCGGAAGGTAGAGAGAGGGTGTGGGGTAACGTATGGATAAACTTTACTAAGCTATACAGTCAGTTTAAAGAGCTGGAAGGTTTAAGGATGGCTGACGGAACACTTAACTTGGAAGTGGCTGATGACTTAATGGATGACGCAATAGAGTGGATGGGGGAGTTTGAAGAAGCAGCCTGTACGTGCCTAGGGGTAGAGTGGAATGGGAAATCAAAAGAATTTGTAGATAAGTGCAGAAAGCGGTACCTGAGCAGCACAGATAATAACATTAGTCAATATTCTGACATGCTAAAACGATAAAAGTTAGAGGAAGAGTAGACCTGCCGGGAGAGTGGGGAAGGTAAAAACACCCGACTAGTTCAAGTTACTTAAATCTAGAGTTTATAGAACTAAACTAGAACTAGCCTATGTGGGCCAGTATGTGGGCCAGTAAAAAAATCTATTTGATATCATTACATAAGTTTGGGTACCATATCCGAATGTATGTGGGCCATATGTGGGCCATATGTGGGCCATATGTGGGCCAGCAAATATTAGAACTAAACTAGAAGTAAAAACTAAAATGTAGTTTAGTTATAGTTACTTACCCTACTTTTGACCATTTTGTTTGTGGTATTTAAGCCACAACCTGGCCCAGATGTTAACAACTAACAGGTTTAGTCGGTGTTGGTTGGAATCTACAGTATCAAACGTAATAAAAGGAAACTAAAGTTCACTGGCCAACTTCTAGTTTAATTCTAGTACCTATATAATCAACTAGTTATAACCCCCCCGGGACACATATGGCCCAGATATAATTGGAGAGAAAAACTAGTTAAATTCTAATATAGTCAATACTTTAAGTCAGGGTGGGCCAGATGGACCACATAAATCAGTAAACTTTTATAATATCTGTACGATAAGTTATAATTATAACAAAATTAAAAAAAAGAGAGAAAAATAGATAAAGAGAAAAAGAGAGAAAATTTTTAAAAAGTTTTTGGAAAAATTTTTAGAGTTTTAAATCTAAAAATATCTTACAAGCTGTTTGAAAATCGGCCTAAAATGAAGGTAGAGATTTAGGGTTAAATTCTTACTTTTCGGTGACGGGCGGCGGCGGCGAGAGAATTTTAGAAAGATGTTATAAAGTAGAGAGCCAGGAAGAAGAATAGAGGGGTGAGGAGAGATGAGAGGATGAAGGCTATTTTATGGCGGTGTGAGTAGTAGAGGATTGTTAGCTTTGAGGGTTGCTGGATGGCTTGAGCGTAGAGATTTGGGTTTATAGGCTCTCTGAGGTAGGGAATTTGTTTTTTGTCTATCTGGTGCATTGTGGGCCTTATAACCTTAAAGGGTGTATTTGATTATACGGCACGATATCCGGGGGACTTTAGGTTTGCAGATTAAATTAGGAAAAAAGAGTATAAAAAAAGGCTCCAGGCATATCTAGATAGATATACCCGGAGCCCCAAACAACGAACAAAAGACAGATATAGGTTAGTATATCATAAATTTAAAGGCTGGTACTATAACCATTAGCATCAAAATAGTTTAAAATGTTTGCTACGTTATCGTTCTCCCAGAAAAGATCACGGATATGGTCGTGTAAATCCTCTACCAGGTAATATTCATCCATCTGGGATATTTCGGTTAACCCCTCTTCTGTCATCCAGTAGTATTCAAGTAAGGTTCCTACTTGATTATGGTCCCACCTACTTATTGGGGTAGTCATCCAGGCTGATAGTGAATTAGGGTATCTAGAGATAAACCCACTATATGAGGTAAATTTCTCTGCTATAAGTTTATCGAGACCAGACAAATCAACAGCTAGTAGCATTCTGCTAACTGATTGAGCCGGAATAGAGCAGAAGACTCTATCGGTTTCAAAGTTGTATTCACGGGGTGAAACTACTTCACTAAATTCTAGCTCTAATTCTAGTAATGCTTCTAAAGATTCTACGTATAACCGTGCATACTCGGTATGGATTTTCTTCCAGTCAACTAAGTTGTGTACTTGTTCTAGTAGCTCTGGATTTATTTCTCCGGAGTCATCAGAGCATTCTAGTTCTAGTCTACTTTCTATCTCTGAGCTATGGATTGAATCATAGAATCCGCTAAATGGAATGGTTGTTTGTTGTTTCATAGTTTTCCTTATTGATGTTTGTTGCTTGGATTAAAATAATCCTCAATCCGGGCTTGCAACCCGGATCAAGCATTATTTTAGTTGGCCGCGTTCGTTATATAACCACTCGTTGGCCTCTGATACTTCTAAAAAGTATTCTGCTGAACAAATATATTCGTATTCTCGTTCTAGTGAGATTCTAATTGTTTCGTTACAGTCGTTTAATACCTCGTTTAATGCATCAAACACTGTGATCATGAGTTTGGAGACTCTCGGTGATTGTTTAGAGTCGTAGTATAAGATGGAAGTAACTTCTAATCCTGGGCATCTATGCCTATAAGATTCTATGCTAAAAATCTTTATCGGATCAGGTTCATCAGCTAACATTTTAGCAACCCGGCAAAGACTTCTAATGTGCTCAAAGTCATTAAATCCTGATGACAAGTAATCGTGATGTTCTTGCTCGAATGCATTTCCAGGCAACTCTTGAAGTTCTTTAGCAGAGTAGAGACTGATTGTTTTTGTTTGGACCATAGTTCTACCTCTTAGTTTGTTGTTTGTTTTAGTTAACTAGTGCATTAATTATTTAAAGTAAGGAAGGGTTAAGTTTGTTGTTTTCATTTTCTCGGTGTCATAGTTATATGCCGCTATTGTGAAGGCTATCACTCCAACAGAGATAATTGAGATTAAAACAAAGAGCGCAATGGGTAGCACCGGTTTTAGTTTTTTATTTAATTTGTTCATTTTGTGGTTTTCCTTGTTGTTTGTTTGGACTAAAATAATCCTAAATCCGGGCTTGCAACCCGGATCAAGCATTATTTTAATGGGAAAAAATATAGACCTGATTTTCATGCTCGATTACCTCGTAATCGTGTTCTAGGTCCCTAGCGAATGCTTTATAGTCAAAGTACGGTTGTATACTTTCCGGAAGCTCAAAACATTCATCGGCAATCTCTGCTGCATACTCCTCGAACGAATTACAAGTAGTTATGTATCTATCTAAGATGTCTTGAATTTCACCGTCTTCTGATGACCAGTAAGCCAGTACAGCTTCTTGCTCGTAGTCTTCAAGCTCTAGGACTTCCCAGATTTTTGCATCAATATAGGACTCTGAATAGAGAGTGTCTGGGATGTCTTCTTTATCCTGAAACATCAACTCCGGATCATCTTCATCTTTATGCAATTCTCTGCAAGCTTCCAGGAACTCATCTTTATTCGAGTAGTTTTCTAGGTCTAGCCAATCTCCAAATAGTGATCCCTCGTTGTATTTTTTATATGTGCCTATGTATAACTTCATGGTTTTTCCTCGTTGTTTAGTTTGATTAGTTTTTTCTAACGATAAAGTGGCTGCTGTTTGGTCGCTCGCTTGGTTTGTACGAATGACAGTTAGCAGTTGTAGATTTTAATTCTACTTCTGAAACATGGACTATACTTGACTCAATCTCTTTTATTATTTTTTCGGCAAATTCTATCGCTCGGTCGATTGAGAAACATATAGTTCTATATGTCTTCTTGTTATGCTGTACGCTAATTAAATACATATTTACCTCTTTTGTTGTTTGTTTGGATTAAAATAATCCTCAATCCAGGTAGGTTTGCTACTTTGCTACCCGGATCAAGCATCATTCTACCTCTTCTACCCATTCATCCGGTATATCAATCAGAAGTGGGCATCCTGTTTTAGATTCTCTTTCCGGAATCTCCAGGCAGAGTGTATCGGTATCGGCTCTATCTTTGCTGTTGAATTCTGAAGCTAAGATGTCAGCTAGCTTGTCTAAGTTTACGTACTCTGAAGGTGTGTTTACGTTGTTTAAATACTCTGTTGCTAGCTCTTTTTTGTCTTGTTTTGTTAGTACTTTCATTGTGTTTGCTCCTGTTTTTCGTCATTAGATCAAAGTGATCCTCAATTCACTCAGTTAAGAGAGGATCAAGCATTACTTTATCCAATATTTATTCACTGCTTGGCGTTTGATCTCTGAGAGTATTTGCTGAGTTTGATTTTCAACATCATAGTGATCTGCGAGTTGGAGTGCTTTGCACTTGATTTGATTGCGACTAAAGTTATCAATTGCTCTGTCAAGTAAAGAGTCTAGACCGATTAAGTCAAAATATTGCTTGTTCAATTTCGCTTGTAAGGTCATTTCGTTCTCCGTGTTGTTCTCCCTGGCCATATCTCAAGCCGGGTTTCTTGCTATAGACCTCAGTATTACTCTTTTTCAATCCAGTTTTCGCTATCTACATCATAAACGACTTCGATCAAGTCCTGCTGTGACTCCCAGCTAGAAGCTACATCTATGGCTCCCGTATTCTGATTCATGTAAACAGTGTCGGCAGACACTAAAAGATTAGCGGGATCTGATACGAATTCTAGAGCTTCTTCTTTTGAGTTGACGCCAAAAATTGGAAAAAGTTTGTCCGCTATTTTTTCATAATATCCGTTTTGTTGTGTTTCCATCATGTTTGCTCCTGTTTTTCGTCATTAGATCAAAGTGATCCTCAATTCACTCAGTTAAGAGAGGATCAAGCATTACTTTATCCGATCAACCATTTTTGATTCTCGTAGTCGTAAAACACGTTGTTAGGAGCTGGTATGTTCATCTCTTGCACGATACTAGCAAGTGCAATCCTTTCTTCTTGCGTCATTCTTTTGAGAAATGCGTTTAGTTCGTTTTGAGCAGAGGGACCTTTGTTCAGTATTTCGAGTGCTTTATCTATATTGTTCATTGTGTTTGCTCCTGTTGTTGTTGTTACTTTGCTACTTGGATCAAGCAAGTTCTCTATCTTTGATTATGTTTGAATATTCGTATCGTGTCAAATAAAACTTTAGACTTTTTCATGATAAAAGATCAGAAAACGCTATTGATCTGATTTTTCTATATTTTTTCTTTCAATTTGTTTGACTACTTCGGTTTGCCTCTCTCAATCTACTAAACAAACCCCAATTCCTAGATCGCTAGAATTCTGATTCTCGTGATCTAGATTTGAAATGCTCTTAGATTGCTGCTCAGGATGAGCTCTAAAAAAATTTGAGGCTATCCAATTTAATTATCGTAACATAGTACATCTTGACTAGTGTTCAGTGATATCAAGTACTTAGATGATTGATTGATTATTCTAGAATGAGTGGTCAGATTAGAGATAACTAACCGGAATTATTAGAAAAAAGGAATCCATTAAATCGAGGAGACAGGCCGGAAAAAATCGAAGATGCCCCCCGGTATTCGCCTCCATATGTACATACGTTCTAGATTTTCTCGTCAAACACGTAGTCATCTTATTTGTTTGATTACCCCGGCTAGCCTGGTAGTCTCTCCGGTTAGCCGGGCCGGGCAGTAGTCTCTCCGGTTAGCCGGGCCGGGCAGTAGTCTCTCCGGTTAGCCGGGCCGAGTAGTAGCCAAGTAGTCTCTACGGCTAGCCGGGTAGTAGGCTAGTAATCATCTTATTTGTTTGGTTGCTCCGGGTCGAAAAGTAGGCTACTATCCCCAGACGGCAGTGTGGATGCTTATAGGGTAGTAAGTTACCCGAACTTTATTAACATAAAGCTAAGCGGCCAAGCAGCCATACTGCCCCTTGAGCTAATACACCTTCCCGAAGTATAATAAACCTATGTCAATAGAGAGAGGATTCGATGAGCTAGATGAAGAGCTAGATACTGATGAGGACACCGAGCCACGCGAAGAGGATGACGGTGACTTAGCCGTGTCTATTATGGATAAGGCATCCGGTACTCTACGTAATGTCTCTCCACCTAAAGTAACACTAAAGTATGTTGACGGTACGAGCACAGAAGTAGAAGTAGTTGATGCGGATGCTCAGACTTCGTTTCTAGTTCTACACATGCTACACCAGGCATGGTCTCAGGTAGGAACTATAAAAGGAGTGTGCGACCTGGCCGGGTCAACCATGAAGACACTAGAGACAAGAAGAAAGTTATTAAATAAACAGTATGGTGCGATACCTTCCGAATCAGGAAACAGCAAAAAAGTATTCTCTCTCGATTGAGTATGCTTTAAAGAACACTCCTGGATTTAGACCTCTACCACTTGAAGAGTTCATATCTACAGAATCTATTTCTCTGGCATGCTTTTACTCAGAAGAGGAAGTCTTTGATTGGATAGCAGATGATGATAAGTGCTTTGGACTGCTACTCCAGAATGGAATGTGCCTTGTCCACCCGGATGGCTTAATTGAAAAGATAAGAGATAAGTTCATGAGAACTATAAAACTGGATATGGAAGCAGTAAAGAAGCATATCACTCCGGCCCGAATAACCGTTTCATCCCTTTAAGTAATCCTGATGTTGGTCTAATACTAGATTTAAAGTTAGCTTTCGGTGGGGATGGTTTTTGGTTCCGTGCAATCGTGTTCATGTACTCTAAATCTCTTCTTTTGTACGAATGATTTAATTGTTGGAATGCTTGAAACTTCTCGTCTGCAAATGAGTCTACCTGCACAATCTCCTTTCTATCTCCCACAGTAAAACCTAGACGCATAATAGCAGCCTGCAATGCCAGTGCTGCGGCATCGGCTTCATCTGGACTGTGCGCCATTGACGGGCTTATAGCAGACATCCTACTCCTATAAACACTCTTCGGTTCTAAGACCTTTTTTAGTGTCTTCTCGTTAAGAATCATTAACCTGGAAGTTAATTGGTTAATGGTAGTTGAATCTAATCCTCGAATCTGGTCTGTTTCTATATAGGCTCTAAAGTCTGTCCAAAGCTCTGCTGAGTTCTTAATTGTTATATCAAATGATTTCTGTCTTATCTGACCACCACGGGTAGAGTATATCTTTATCGGCATAAGAGCTGAGTTTGCTTTTAACCGGATTACTTCTGCTAGTGCTCTTCCTTGTCCGTTAGCATCAACGCATAGATGGTCTAGTGGTACACCGTAGCTACTTAAAATCTGGTTTACTTGTTCAGCAATTTGAATCTCAATGCTCTTATTATCTACTGCTGATATCGCTATCCTAAAGAGTAGTGATTCTCCCATGTAATCAAGAAGAACCTGACCGTTACTAGCATGCCCCATAACTGCTAAGCGCAATATACAAGCATCCCCTCCGGTAGAAAATGCGGGGTCAAGACCAGCTACTGTTTTAAGTGGATAAGAGCCGGACCACTCAGCACTCCTAATAATACTTAACTCCGATAAGAACTGAGTAGATACTACTGTTTCATCGGCACTCTCAGACCGCCAAAAGCCCAAAACAAACCGCCAGAATGAATCAGAGTCTGCTCCCCAGACTTTTTTCTTCTTCTCAATCTCATCTTCGGTGATTAAGAACTTTCCAAGTAGTTTTCTTTTTTGCGGGTCGGGGTCTGTGATAGCCGGAGAGTTGTAACAAGAAAAGAATAAACAGACTCCTTTGTCGTGCGTGGTCTCCCATTTAGTATCAACCATTGGGTCAATACTTTTTCTTCCTTCTTTTGGGGTCGATAAAGCACCGTGTGTATCATTCCAGGATGAAGAGTTACCGATACACATTAGCTGAAACCACGGAGCAGTCTCTAAGTTAGCCACAGCATTTAGAATTGCTGGCGGCATATCAGTCCCTTCATCTAAGACTACCATTAGAGCGTTTTTTGGGTGACGACCAATCCACTCTCTAATTGAAGTCTCATCATCTCCACGTTTTGCAGCTACAGCAAACATACCGTGAATGGTATCGTTTTTGTGGTGGAGTATTTTAGGAGGCTTTCCGGTATAATGTGTAAACTTTAAATCTAGTTCTGAGGTACGAATTAGCATAGTGATGTACCCCCAGATACGCCCGGATAGAGACTCCAGAGTCGTACTAGCTACCACACAGGTTCTTCCTCTTTGGTCAGCTAACCAGAACAATAAAGCTATTTTAGCGGCATCGTATGACTTAGCTGTCGATGCGCCCCCGGCATAACTGATAAACTTCCAGTCATCACAGTGTGCTCTAAATCTATCCTCTGTCCAGCTGTGCCAGACAGTCTTTGGCCAGAGATAATCGTGCATGGCTTTAAAGTGCTTATAGCGGATACTGGGGTTTCCAGATTCTCGGTAGAGCTTTCCGTGGATAGAAAATGGGTGGCAGATAGGAAACTTATTGCCATAAACCTCTACACACTCTACAATTTCTCCAGAGCTGGTCTCAATATTCTTTATTTCCCAGCCTTCATTTGCTATGAGTTCTTTTATGTTCATGAAGTTTAAACCTTTTATCGGCCCTAAAGAGTATAAGTTTCAGGACCCGGACTTACCACACAAGGTATATAATTCTGCTACTAAAGAAGACCTAATAAGGCAAATAGAATCTTTCCGCACCCAAAATAGACTAGAGCCAATCCTACGATTAAGTGATACAATAGATAACTATCTCTGTAGTTTACCAGAGAATACCGGTTCGTGTGAAGCAGCAAAGATGATTAATAGAAGTTTTCTAACGTATGTAAAGGGAGGAGTAGCGCTACTAAAGCACATATTCGGTCCGGGCTCTTTTAATACTCCTCAAGCGGTAGCAGAAAAAAGAGCTTCTATCTGCATTGACTGTAAGTATAATGTGTTTCCGGACAAGAAAGGGTTTGTAAAGTGGTCAGACCATGTAGCAGAGCAAACTACTAATGGAAGAACTACCACTCTTCATTCTTACTTAGGAAACTGCGAAGTATGTACTTGTGTACTAAAAGCAAAAGTTTTTTATAGTGGTAGTGATAAGTTCACTAAAGAGCAAACTGAAAAGATGAAGTCTGTCGGTTGTTGGCAGGTAAGTAATAGATAGAGTAATTGTTTATGAGCAACGATCTACAGAGCACACATGACGGGTCAGGCAGAGCGCCAATAGTAGCTACTGAGTCCGGGGAGTTAAAAGCTCCTGAAAATATAATGACCAATATCTGGACCGTCCGAGCTATTTACTCGCGGTTAAGAACACAGCATTTAGAAAGAATAGAACTATACTCATCAATTAAAGGGATGATTGATGGTAACCCTCCATACGACCCAGAAGAGCTAGAGCAAAATGGAATTGACCATATCGCTAACTTTAATGATATGTCATCTAGCTCTACGTTTGAGAGAGCAGCGCTTGCTCACTGGAACTTACTTAACCAAACTCAAAGTTTTGTAAAGTTCTCACTTCATTTTCCAGGTGAACCAAATGCTCCAAAGTACGCAGAGATAATGTCTCGTAACTTTGACTATGTAGTAAGAAAGTGGCCACCATTTGAAAAGAGAGTAAATAGACTTGCAGGTCAACTTGTTCAGCTAGGAGTTAGTCCGGTTATCTGGCCAGACGAACTAGACTGGAGGTGGAGAGTTGTAGACTTATCAAAACTATTTGTTCCGGACCAAGCGCCAGATGACACCGAGCTCTTAACCTTCTTTGCAATAGAATCTACGTTTGATGTGCAATATCTTTTTCAGGTGTACGAGAAGTTTAAAGATAAACCAGAAGATAAAACTCTTTGGAATGTAGAAGAACTAGAGAGACTTCTTTTACACTTTGCTAATCAGCACTCTAAGGATAGATCGACAAGTTTTGTAGATATGGTCGAGGTGCAAAAGAGCATTCAAAATAATGACATGAACTATGGAGACTTCTTAACCGATAACATCCGGGTGGTATCATTTATCCAGAAAGAATACAGCGGAAAGTACAGCCACTACATGTTTCATGTCTACTATGATGGTGGGGACTTCTTATTTAAAGCAAGTGAGATATTTGAAAAGCTAGAAGACTTTATTGTCTTATTTACTGCTAGTCCAGGCGAGGAGACAATTCATGGTAGTAGAGGGGTGGGGCACAGAATGTACTCGACCTCTCAAGCTATGATGCAGCTAAACTGCTCAATAATTGATATGGCCCGGATGAGCTCTACTCCATTCTTAAGAGGTGCTCCAACCCAGGATTCGAGTGCGCTTAGAGTCTTTCCGGGTGTTCCAACCCATATCGGTAATACTGACTTTGTTCAAACAAATTTTGGAGCAAATATTAGTCAGCTAATTGGTGCATCGGACTTTTTACAATCAAGACTAGAGTTTAATATTGCTAACGCTGGAGACAACCCGGCTATTCCCGATTCAAATGAGCAGGGGTCATTGGCTCCGAGTCAGGCTAGATCTATGGTGTTTAAAGAGCACGGTATTTTAAAGAACCATATAAAGCATTTTTACAATAAGTTTGATTTAGTAATAGTTAATATGGTCTCTCGGATGCTTAAGTCCAAAGAAGGGCAACCTGGACATAAATGGGCTAAAGAGTGGAAGAGACGGTGCGTAGCAGATGGAGTACCAGAGTTTATATTTAATAATTCAAATACTAGGGATATAAATCCACTAACAGGATTACCGTTGTTTCTAGATGTTAAAGCATCAAGAGTCGCAGGCGACGGTTCAACTGTCGGTCAGATTATGGGATTACAAGAGCTTACCGAGCTCTTAGGTGGAGATATTGGGGGACCAAGAGAGGTTAAAGCGTATAGAAGACAAGCAGTATTAGCTACTCTCGGCTCAGAGTACTTAGATGAATATATGCAAGAGTCAAGTGAAGCAGATGAGCGTGCCGGTGGAGCAAGTTTAGCAGCCCTAGAAAACGCGGTTATGGAAGATGGAAGAGCGCCAGTGTTCTCTCCGGATAACGAGCACAGGAGCCATACGGTAACACATATCGCTCTTGGTTCTGAGATTATAGATAGACTACAGCAACAGCAGATGGACCCGGTTCAAGCTGACAAAGTTTTTCATGTGCTTGTTCCGCATATGCAGCAACACTTTCAAGCAGTGCAAGTCAGCCCGTTTAACGCAAGCTTTGCGGCTCAGGTAGAGCAACCGGTTATGCAGATTGCAAACTACGCACAGCTTAATAGAAAGAATGCTATGGCTATGCTAAAATCACAAGAAAAGCAGCAAAGACAAAATGCAGAGCAACAGCAAGAAGCAATGACCGATGCTCAGAGGAAGGATTTCATAGCAGCAAAAGACGAGGAGAGAAAGAATTATCAGTTGCAAGCTAAAGAAGAGAGAACAGCAGAAGCGCAAAAAACCAGAGCTGACATAATGCGAGAAAAAGTACATCTGGATGCTCAGAATCAGAAAAGAAAGGTAGAGCTAGAAGCTAACATTAAACAAAATAAAGCTGCTAACGAGATGAATCTAGCTGAGATACGAGCGAATATTCAAAAGATAAAAGGAGACACTCCTTCGCCAGCGGACATAGAATAGTATGAAGAAAACAGTAGAAGAGTTTAAAGAGGATATGTTAAGCGGTCTTGGTTCTTACCAGGAAGCAGTAGATATCTTTATGCGGTTAGGTTTGTACGAGTTTCTTCTTGAACGTGCATTACCGATTAAGTCCCCAGAAGATAGTCCAAACCATGATAGTCTTAGCTTAATTGAGATTGGGCGTGTTAGAGGGTACAACGAGTGCATTACAGATATGTTTGAGTTTAAAGAAACATACTTGTCTGCTGTGAAGAAGGGAGCACCTATTAGGCCTACTTTTGGCGGTATTAGTCATGCGATATCTAGAGGGGATCTTAGCCCGGAAGAAGCAGCTGAGTTGTTAAAGAAAAAGCTAAACGGACAAAAGAGTTCTATGTCTAACTAACATTAAATAGGGAGGTGATCATGCCAGGAATCTATGCAGGTAAATCAAAGAAAGGCTCTACCGATAAGGTAAAGAGCACTATGAAAAAAGGAAAGAAAGGTAAAAAGAAAATGAAATAAACCTTTCTTTAATGTACTTCTAACCATCACTACACTCTAGGGACTTTTTATGAATAACAATGATAATCAAACTAACTCTTCTACTCCAACTAATCAGGCACCGGGTAAACCCCCACTAGCTGACCACCGGGCGCAACTTCCAAGTGGGGTAAAGAACACTAACGTACATGGGAACCCATTTCAAAATAGTGTAAATAGTATCATGGGTGATGTGCTTACTCCGGATGTTATGTCTGCTGAACCTTCCGGGGAGGGCCAATCTCAAGATAGTCAGCAGACCCAACAACCACAACAACCACAAAGTAGTGCAGAGCCTAAGCTCTCATTAAACTTTGATGAGATGTTGAATATATCCAGTAGTCCGAGAGTGGCTCAGACAGATGTAGTTGAGCCGGATATATTTAATAAAGAAGATGAAACAAAAGAACCTCAAAGCAGTGATGACCAGGATGCTCAAGGTTCTGAAGATTCCGGTGAGGACCAGGAGAAAGACTCAAAAGCTCCAGAAGCTAATTTAAGGAAGCTAGGTAGAAAGTATTCTGAAACAAAGTCAGCACTTGAGCAGAGAGATCAAGAGATTCAAACACTTCAAGAGCGTATAGCAAAGTACGATAAAGGAGAGGAAGTCCCACAAGCACTCTCTGATAGGCTATCTAGACTACAGAGGTATGAGCAGTTAGTAGATTTAAAGTCGTCTGAAGAGTTTCATGAGACAAAGATAAAGCCACTAGAAGAGCTAAAAGAGGGGCTAACCGGGTACTTAGAAGACTACGGAATGAGCGAAGATGAAGCTGATAAGCTTCTTTCTTTTGAGAATCAGGCAGAATTAAACAGATATCTGAGCTCGAAGTTTGATGCTACTGGGGCATTAGAGGTCAAGGTAAAGCTAGCTAAAATTAGAAAGCTTCAAAGAGAGATAGAGCAAGCTGAACAAGAGCCGGGTCAAGCATTAGAGAGAATGATTGCAGATACCCGCAACCAGAGAGAGGCTCGAAAGCAGCAGTCAAGAGAGAAGATTAAAACTGTAGCTGAGGGTTCTCTTAGAAAAGCTCTGTCAAAAATTAAAGAAGACGGTAAGTTTCAAGAGCTAATCTTTAGGGAAGGAGACGAGGAGTTTAACAATAAGTGGGTAAAGCCTCACATCGAGAAAGCTTCTAAAGATTACGCTCAGATTATAGGAAAGCTTGTAGAGCTAGGGGTTGATGATATGCCAGAAGACTTAGCGTATGCTTTAAGTATGCAGTCTTTACTGACAGCTATCTCAGCTACATCAACTGAATCAAGAGAGGCTGCTCTAAAGTATGCGAACAATTTATCTTCCAATGTAGAGCGTGATGCAGCTTATTATAGGCCACACATCGGAGGGTCTGGCACCGGGTTTAGTTCTCCGGCTGCTCCAAAAGGTAGAGATCAAACTCTACATGAAGGATTGGATGGGATCTTAAGCGATGTCTTTAAGGGCCGCTAGGAAATAAGGCTATTGCATCAACTTTCTTTTTATAAGATAATTACTAGTGCGAGGGCGGTCTTGCGTTAAGAAGCCATGTCTCCTGGTCACATGTAAACTACCGGGCATAAGCGTTAGAGTAATCTGACTACGGTAGCTCCGTTATAGCTGCTTAGAGAAATATAAATAAATTGGTAGTAGCTTTAGCTACTAACAGTTGACGTGTAATTTTTCTATCATGCGAGGAGTGTCATGCCAGATAACTGTACCGCTATGTCTGCAAAACAAGTGCAGCAAGCATTTCTAAAAGCGCAGCCTTTAATAGCTGCACAAATTCGAGACTTAACTGTTCAAATCCCTAACTTTATAAGAGATATGTATAACGTATCTCCGTTTCCTCTAGGTAACGGCACTTCTATGGAAGAGCTAGTATACCGGGGAGCAATGCCAGCCATCGAGCGTGGGTTCGATAAGTGGCGTACGTTAGGTGGTGCGAACGGTTGTAATGACTGCGACGGCCCGGATTGTTCCTATAACTGGACAGACCTTGGTGGTGGTGGAATCGAACGTAAAGTAATGCAGATTATGGACCGAGACTTTAGGTCTGAAGCATTCTGCGTTAAAGAGATTCAAACTACTGCTCACTTTCGTCAGGTTATGGGGAAAATAATTGAGAACCTCTACCGTCAGGTAGACTTCTTTAAAGAGCACAATATTGGATTCAACGCACTTACTTCACTTGCTAAGAAGTATGTGATTGATTCTACCGGTCCCCGTCCTAACCCAGAAAACCCATATGTCTATAGGAACATTCTTGGTGCAAGACTGAGTATGTTGAACATGGATGTGTTTACGCACTGGTATAACTGGATGCGTATGCTACCAGATGTGATTCCTATGGCGTATAGTAATGGTCAGCCGCAGTTCGGGGCACTCTTGTCTCCGGAGATGTTAAGTAGACTGTATCGGGACGATCCGGGGTTACGACAAGATGTCCGTGCTACTAGAGACGGAACCAATAATGAACTACTTCATCGGTATAACTTTGTCACAACTATCCGTGACATGTTTATTCCTATTCCATATATGTACCCAAGAAGGTTTAACATCTCGGAATCAGGAGAGCCGTTAGAAGTATTCCCATATGTTAATAACGTACCACTAGAGACTGGGTTTTATACCAGTATCAATCCGCTGTACTTAGCAGCTACTCATGAGGAGATACTACTTTTTGGTATGCATCCGTTTGAGATTTATGCTATGCCTACGGTTGAGACGTTAGGAGATAACTCTTCTTTCGGACCTGAAGTCACCATGTTTGATGAGTTCCAGTGGGTTAACCCACAAACTGATCAGGACCCAGGCAGACGACAGGGGTACTTCTGGACATCTGCTACTATCGGTATCAGCCAGCAGTACTCTCAAGGTATTTTTGGTATTTTGGTTGAACGTCCACAGGCGAATATGATCGCAACATTCTTCCCGAATCCAGAAGGACCACCTGATCCATCTGAAGTTGATAACGAGGTACCAACCGTGGCTTGTCCTTGTCCTCAAATTGTTGATGCATTTGCTAACCCGCTTAATGCGGCTCAGTACTACATCATTCTTGGTGCTCCAATTGAGACCGAGGGTGTTGATGATGTACTTCTTGGTATTACTACCGGAGGGTACGTTACTGCATCACTTGAGGGTTCCTCTGATGACAATAAGCGACTGCTTGTTGAGATTGAGGAGACTTTACAGACATGTGACTTTACCAGCATCTACTGTGCAGATACGCTAGAGTGTCGTGCGACAGTTACTGATTGGTCAGTCAACTGTGATGATGCAGGAAACTTAGACCTGGTACTTGATGCACCGATTAAGGCTGTTGATGCAGCTGATGTCGTGGTCTTAACCCTTGGAAATGGAACTGTTATTGATGACGCTGTAGTAGTTAGCGTTGATATGGCGAACCTGACATGGGTAGTAGATAGCGGAGACGCTACCTTCTGTAACAACAACGGTGGGGTTGCTGAGATATGCGTACCACCTGATACAGATGATAGTTGTCCGGCATGTTCTACTGGGCCAAGCTTTGACCAGTGTGAAGATACCTAGTAACTAGAGTGTAGTGAGGTTAGAGCAGGGGGGTGGGCCGCAAATCCCGCTTCCCTGCTTTTTTATTATGGCAATTAGATTACTAAGATTTACGAGCTGCGTTAAATTACATAAAGGACTTACTATGCCAGGAGATGGAGCAGACGGGTTAAACGGGTGGAGTCCGGTTCTCTCTATTCAAACTGATGGTGGTCGCAAAGTTCTTCAAATCACAGACTGGGCTGGTGGAGAAGGAATAAAGCCTGCGAACGGGTCGTATATAGGCTCTACTGGTTTTGTTTCAGATATATCAGATGCTATTCAAATAAATGGAGAAGACGGGACTGATGGAGTTGATGGGTCCGATGGTGCCGACGGTGCTCCAGGAGCAGATGGTGCTGACGGAACAAATGGTACGGACGGCACAGATGGGGATAACGGATGGACTCCTTCTTTTGCTATAGCAACTGACTCAGACAGGAGAGTTCTTCAAGTCTCTGACTGGGTAGGTGGGGAAGGAACTAAACCAGACACTGGAGATTACGTAGGTGCAGCGGGGCTAGTACCAGACATTGCAGATGGAGTAGACATAAGAGGACCAGCAGGTGCTAGCTCTGGTGCAGGTCCTATGGTTAAAGTTTATTTAGAAGACCCACAAGAAGTCCCTAACTCATCTCTGTATACTATAGACTGGGATGCGGTTGAGTATGATGAGGGCAGCTACTGGGATGCCGGAGACCCTGATGAGATATTAATATCTCAACGTGGAATCTACAGGATAATATTTTATTGTAGGTTTGCATCTTGGTCTAGCTCTAATGCGGTATACTCAGCACAGATAAGAAGGGACCGTTCAGGTGACCTTAACAGACCGCTGTCAAGCTCTGTTGCAGAGTACGAGATAGATGCTACCAAATCATCTCCTATTATGTGGGAAGGTATACTAGAAGTTAATGACATAATTAAAGGAAAGACATTTCAAGATAGTGGGGGGCCGTTAGATTTAGAAGGAGAAGGAGCTACATCTACTCCCGCTTTTATGACTGTGAGTTTAATAAGAGAGCTTGCTTAAGTTATGGGATACTTGGAAACAAAAGATACGTGTGGTGGTGCTGTCAAAACAGACAAGTGCGCTACTGATGTTATCTTATGTATTCCACCAGTGATGTCCGGGGAGGAACCGGTAGGGTTTATTGATGCAGAGCTTATCTCTTGTCAGCAAAGTAAGAAGTGCTGCTCTGACTGGGAGTATATTATTCGGTATGATGACTCGCAACTAAGTAGTTATATTTCAGATATAAATCAGGCAGCAGAAGCACTAAAACCGCACCATATATTAGGGATACTATACTCTGGCTCTTTTCTGCGGTGGGTACAGTCGTATGCTGAATTACTTCTTGAAGAGGAGGAGTAATGTTACAGCTTGTAGTGTTCTCAGCAGTAGAGGAAATTAATTGCGGATGCTTACCAGCAGACGTGAAGATTGAAGTTAGAACTGGCCTTACTGCTTTAGATATATCTCCGGCAGATTTTATTGATGGCAAACTACTTAGTTCTAGAGAGGTGTGCGCTAGTAACAATACTACCATTTATGAGTATACTCTATCCTATGAGGATAATCAGCTAGGAAGTTATGATTCTGGAACAGATATAGCAGTACCGTTAACGTCTAGACAGGTTAAAGGGTTCTTCTGTAAGGACTGCTTATTTAGGTTTACAGAGACTATTGTTCAATGCCCAGAGTGCCCGGAGTGCGAGCTCTGTTTTGACCCGGAGGCTCTAACTCTTTTAGAGGACCTAGATTTAGGTGATAGGTCCTTAAAGTGGCTGCATGGTGTGCTCCATTCTAATGGCAAGATATATGCAATGCCTAACATCGGTAGTGGGTCTGGTAGTGACTTACCATCAGAGAGCGCACTAATCATAACACCAGCGTCTCAATCGTATGAAGTAGCAGACGAGAGTATAGCTGACGCTATCGGGTCAGGCGGTCCTAAGTTATACAGAAATAGCGTAGCTCTAGAAAATGGGGACATTTATGCGTGCCCTAACTCTGGTGGGAGCACCAGACCGATTATAAAATTTAATGTAACTACAGAGGAAGTTACTACTATAGACTACTCAAGTTTAGCAGGTCAGCTACATAGTACAGTTAGCCCGACATCTTCTAGTGCAAACTTCTTTTCTTCTGTTCATTTAGCTCCAAATGGTAGTTTATACTTTGTTCCTGGACCGGATTCTAATAATATTTCTGTATCATATCTAGGAGTATTAAAGTTAGACCCATCAGATGATAGCTTGTCGGTCATTGATATATCTGGAATGGGCAGTACCGCTACTAGAAGAGGTTGGTGCGGGGGAGCTATAACTGATGATGGGGTTATCTATGCCGGTCAAGGCTTTGGAACTACTCTGCTTAAAATAGATACTACTACTGATACTGTTACTTTACTTGGTTCTTTTAGCATATCGAACGATCCGGGACATCAAAGCACAGTAATAGGTAGTGATGGAAGAGTATACTTTACTCCTGGAACTAGAGGAGAAGTTAGGATACTAGACCCAGATACTGATGCTAACTTTGCTATAGGAAATGGAACTATACTAGGGACTTCTAGAAATATATGGGGAAATGGGTTCTTAGCTCCAGATGGAGCAGTCTGGGTGCCGTTAGGTGGTAATGACACAGGGCTGTACGATGACTCTAGAATATTAAGAATTTACCCAAATCTAAACTTGGATTTTGATTTAGTTTTGTCTGAGTCCTCTCTTGACCGATACTACCACGGGGTAGTTGGGTTGGACTCCAAAGTTTATATGATCCCAAGTAGTGCTAACAATGTAGCAGTTATAGGTTAAGGTATGGAGCAATTAGTAACACTGACTTCTTTCATAGATTTAGAATGTAAGGATGATGCAGGGTCTGAAGTTATACTCTGTGTTGACCCTGACATGGTTGCTCCAGTTGACTGTGACGGGGAAGCAGATGAGACTATTCAGTACTCTTTCATCGAGGCTACTTTAGAGAGTTACTGTAAGAGTAGCCCTAAGTGTGGTGCTCCTTACACTTACACTTTTAAGTATGATGATATTCAGCTTACGTCTTATGATGAAGAGACAGAGCAAGCTACTGAAATTTTATTACCATTAGATATTATAGGGGTGTTCTGTAAAGACTGTCTTACTACCTGGTTAGAACAGAAGATTGGAGGCCCGGCATCTTTGACTGTTGAGGATGGGACAGTTGTTTTTGTATCTGGGCAAGGGTGCCGGTATGAGTTTGATGTGGAGTTCATACTCTCTGTCGATGGCACTCAAAGTGTTGACCTCACTCTAGACGGTAATACTCTTACAGCAGATGTAATTATATCAGAAGAGTCAGGAAATCTACTCCAAGAAGTAGCAGATGGACTACTTGTAGAACCTCTTTTATCAGAAGACACCGACTCTATATTGCTAGATATTCAAGTAGCTAGTTTGCAGCAAACAATATCTGCTGAGTTAAATGTTGATGATGCAGCTAATAACTTAATAGAGGTATCAGGTGATGGGGTACTTGTTCCAGACTTAACTGTTGATGATACAAATTCTATCTCTCATACATACGCTGGAAGAGAACTTACTTCTGATGTGAACATATCAGGAGATGCAGATAATATAATTGAGATACGGGGTAATGGTCTGTATGCAGCTGACAGCGGATCACTCTCTGTCGATGATACAAACAGTATCGACCTAACACTTTCTTCTGGAGTTATTACTGCTGATTTAAATATATCAGCAGTCTCAAATAACATCGCTACTGTAATTGCTGACGGTCTGTATGTTCCACCACCAGACGACCCGGAAGGCTCTTGGTACCCAGGAAGCACAATGTTTGGCTCTGGAGAAGATGGAGATAGAACCGTAACAGGTGATGAGCTTATACCTTACCCAGTACGGGACATGTTTTACGAGAATCTAACTATTAATGATGGGGACTTGTTAGAGCCTTTTGGCTACTTTCAAAATAACGAATCAGGCGATCCGGAAGATAGAGCTTTTGTTAGAATATATGTAAACGACACGCTAACTATTGCTGGGTCAATAAGTGCAGACGGTGCTAACGGTAGCGGGGCAGTTGGTGCTCCTTTACTTGCTTTAGATGGTTCTGGTGGAGGGAACTCATCAGGCGGAGATGGTGGAGTAGGAGAATCTGACTCTTCTAACTTTTCTAACGGCAGTGATTCGGGAGCAGAAAGAGATTTGCCACTTGGTCTTATGGCTGGTGGCATGGGTGGTCCCGGTGGTGAAGGTGGAGTGTATGCCGGAGCAGGTGGTTCTCCTAGAGGGTATCCGTGGCTGATAGATAGGCTAGTTAAAATGCTTACCATGGTAGCACCAGGTGGTGATAGTGTCGTGCTAGGCGGCGGCGGCGGCGGTGCCGGTGGAGGCGGTGGAGGTAGAGACTACTCCTCTAGTGGTGGCGACGGCGGCGGTGGTGGTGCTGGCGGTGGAGTAATATTTATTATAGCTAGATCAATTGTGTTAGAAGATACTGGAACCATAAGCGCTAACGGTGGTGACGGTGCAAATGGTTCTGATGCGGTGGATGTAGGCGGTGATGATGCTGACGGCGGCGGTGGCGGCGGCGGCGGCGGCGGCGGTATGATCTATCTCATATATGAAAGCTTTACTGACAATGGTGGTACAATAGAAGCACTGGGTGGTTCCGGAGGTGCAGGCGGTGCTCCGGTTAACTTTGGTGAGGCTGGCCAGAATGGTGACAGCGGATTAGATGGGAATATTTTTAGAATGAAGTTCCCGGAAGGAACCTTTCAGTAAAGGAGATGTATGGGCGATAAAACTATTGGGTACTTAAAGGTAAATAAAAACTCAAACAATGAAGAGGAAGTAGAGGAGCTTCAGAAGGTTATTATACCAGCTGCTAGTAAGTGTGAGTTTCACCCTGACCATATAGAAACGCTCTCAAAGAGTATATTGGTAATGTCGGAATCTATCAAAGAAAATACAAATACTTTATCTACTCAGTTTGCTGACTTATTAAAAGTAGCTGTCGGAAAGGACCAGGTACCAATGCGTGTTTTTTTAATTGCTATTATATCTATAGTTGCAGCATTCTTAGGCGTAGAGAGTATCAGGACAATATTTGGAAGATAGCTAGATGGTACTGCGTAAGCCATTAACTAAAAGCAAACAAGCAGGTAAGAAAGTAGAGCAGGTTCCTTGTGCGGATAAATCTACTTTAGAGCAAGCACTAGCGGGGGTATCTGATGACACTTGGATGTCACCTTTTCTTACTC